ATTCTCGGACCGCCCGGCACTGGAAAGACCACCCGATTGCTCGAGATTCTGTCGCAGGAGATATCCGACGGGACTCCTGCCAATCAGATTGCTTTTGTGTCGTTTACCAGAAAGGGTGCATACGAGGCCAGAGACAGAGTTGTGGATCAGTTCGATTACTCCCCACGGGAACTCCCTTTCTTCAAGACTCTACATAGTATTGCTTTCAAAGCGACTGGCGCTCAAACCGATCAGGTTCTCCAGAGAGACAATTACAAGGAGCTGGGGGAGATAACCGGATTTCCTTTCAAAGGATTTATTCGCGAGGATGATCCATATAGCAGCGCTCTTGGGGATACACTAATGTTTGTAATTGGGTATGCCCGAAACACAAGGCAAACACTAGAGAAAACCTGGAAACAGATAGGGCGAGACTTGGATTGGATGAAGCTAAGATACATGGCCGAAACCTTGGATAAGTACAAGGACATAAACCATCTGATTGATTTCACTGATATGATCGAACGGTTTATCGATCAGGAGAAATCTGTGCCCGTTAAAGTGGCCATGATAGACGAGGCGCAGGATTTATCCAGATTACAATGGGAAATGGCTCAGATCGCCTTTCAAGACGTAGATCGACTGTATATTGCCGGCGACGATGATCAGGCTATATATCAATGGTCTGGTGCGGATATTAAGCAGTTCCTTTCCATTCAAGCTGACCGAGAAGTTCTGGATCAATCTCACAGGATACCTCGCTCGATATTTCCTGTGGGGAACAATATTGCCGATCGAATTAAAACCAGATACGACAAGAAATTTCGTCCTAAGAAACAAATGGGAATTGTGAATCAAATTCCTTATCTGGATCTGATCAAACTGAACTCAGATCAAACATGGCTTTTGTTAGCAAGAAATAGATATCTCCTCAGTGAATATGAACAATTGGTAGAACAACAGGGATTCGCCTATTCCACAAAGAAAGGTAGCAGTGTCAACGAGAACCATAGAACTGCCATTTATGCCTACGAACGACTTCGCAGAGGAGGGGATATAACAGAAGACGATGAAAGAGTGTTGGGGAAGTTTATGCCCCGTCGATTGGTTCCTGATATTGACGAGGACTCCCCTCCCTGGTTTGATGCTCTCCAAAGAATTCCCGTGAGTCGTCGGGTTTACTATCAGACCGTTTTGAAACAAGGCGGGAGGGGTGCTTTACGGGTCGAACCAAATATTCACATTGATACAATTCATGGGGTGAAAGGAGGGGAAGCCGATAATGTAGTTCTAATGTCTGATATATCCTACAGAACGTGGGAGGGAATGGAGCACGATCCAGATCAGGAGCACCGAGTCTTCTATGTTGGAACGACCCGCGCCAAACAAAACCTGTTTCTTGTCCTTCCGCAGACCGATCTATATTATCGGTTCTAATATGACACAGAAAGGTAGAGTGAAAGGAAAAGATATCAAAACCAGTATTGTTAACTGTCCACGATGTAAGGGGAACCATAGCCCACAACTATTCAAATTGCTAAAGAATCCATCAAAAGATTATACGCACTGGACAATGTGCCCAAAGACAAAGGAACCTATTCTTCTAATCCCAGAATTCCTGGAGGAACAAAATGAAGTGTAAACAGTGTGGATCAAAGAACTTAATCATAGTGCCTTCAGGTCCGCATCAGAAATTAGTGTGTGCCGATTGTTTAGCTTATCAAAAATTCCTGAGCAAACAGGATGCGAAAACCTTCAAACAGATCCAGGAGATAAAAAATGGTAACATTAAATAACACGAAGATAGAGGATTCCATTCATGGGATGAATGCCCTGGACAACCTTATAGAAGAAATCGAAATAGCCATTAGCAAGGCACTCAATCAAACTATTCGTCAAATCGTTCTTCCAAAACAACTAACCCTGGAGGGTGTGTCAATTCAGTTCATTGACACAACTACCATGGACATGAAAGGAAAGGCATATATAGTGGGCCCGGTTCAGGTTCACTGTGTCTATGTCCGCCCGGAAAGAAGACCTAATGGAACTAGTTGACCCGATCTGCGACAATTGTGGAAAGCCCTGTGGCTGGCATATGGAAGACTTTGGGATCGGATCCTATGAATATGGCAACGCGACAGGAGTCGATAAGAACGAGCATCCTGTATCTAATTGCTGTGGAGTTCCAATTTCTGAGGAGGAAAGTGATGCTAATTCAGGTTGATTTCTACAAAGAAACCGGTAAATGGTATGCCGGGGGAAGAATGGAAGTTGACGCGAAAGCCTATGATACTCAGGGCGTCATGAGGAACATTAGGGATGGCCAGAAGTTCCTGGTTCCTGGTGTATTCGATCCCCCAGTTGAATTCTATGTTGTGGTTTCTGATATCCCAGAATCAATGGCTGATCCGAACTATAGAATGACCTATTCCCGGTTGTATACTCCAGATCAGATTGAAACCATGACCCAATAAAAAAGGCCGCCCTCTACTGAGAGCGGCCTTTCCAGGGGGAACCGGGATCAGTCTTTTTCTACCAAGCTGTAGGTCTTGGAAGCCCGATCGTATGAGACAACCAGAAGATCCTTGGTTCGGCTCGGGTTTCTGAGGATGGCGAGGGCGACTGACAGGTTCTTCTTATCGAATCCGGTGTAAACTGTCAAATCATCCTGCGTCCACTCAGTCTTGGCTGAGAAAGCCAGCCTGATCTTGTCGGCCTTGTTAACCTTCTTCCCCTCGGGATCTTTAACGACCGCGGGAGCCGGAGCCGGAGTCGGAGCGGTATTGATCTTCTCCCAGACTGCGGTAACCAGATCAGCCTTGGTCATTTTTGACATGCTGCCGTCGGCCTTGGTCTGTTTCTTCATCTCTCTGAGCTGCGGGACTGTCATTGCCTGAAGTTCTTTCTTAGTCATTTTCCTGTTCTCCTTTCTAATAGGTGTCGGGTTATCCCCATATTCTTTGACTGTGTAGCTGAAGGATCCGAATGAAGGACCCTCGTTCATCGTCCGGTTTAATCTGGCGGCCTCAGTATCAGCCTCTTCCTTATTATCTGTTTCGTAAATCCCATCCTTGGTCTTTAGCCATGCCTCTCTGTATCCCATTGTGCCGTTGCTGGTTGCCCAAATTCTGTAAGTCATTCTGTTTTCCCCTTTGTATGTTTTGTTGTGTGCCATGCCTATTTCTAATGCGGTATCTGTGCCAAACATTAGAAACTGAGAAAAATATATTAGGAAGAGAAAAGTGTAATGATTATAGAGATTTATGTAGAGAGGGAAAAATCCCTCTACGCGCGAGCAATAGAATAAGGGGGAAAACCGTCTCATTGTCGCAGACCGTCTCGAATAAAAACTCGATACGTCTCGAATGATATTTTGCAACAATTATAGAGATTTATAAAAACCCGAAACGATCGTCTTAAGTTTTGTATCGAGTAGAGAATTTGATTAATAACGATCAATTGTGATAAGCCCCCTTTTTATTAATGATTTCAACTAGTTATAGATGGATCGTTTTGTGATCAGATCGACCAATCCGTAATAAAACTTGGTTTTTTTCAGCTTCCTTTCTATTTTTGCCTGAAAAAAACTCGAACTTTTTTATAAACCCCGGTAAACATTAAGAATTTTCACTCTTCAAAAAATACAGAACTCTTCACTTTGGCACAGATACCGCATTACCTATTAGTATGACACGGAAAAAACAAAACACAGGGGGAAACAAGATGAGTGGAACAGTAACCAAAAGACATTTCTTCCTGATTTGGAGGGAGTTCGGTCTGAAAACAGCCCTTCATGTTCTGGTATCCAGGGAATCGGTCGCTCTTCTGGTTCTAATGGGGGAAATATAAGGAGGTCCGTATGTCTACCATTCATAATCCAGTCAATTTCAATCCGCAAGACTACCGGGTCGTGGGATACTTCGACAACCATCCCCCGATGTATTACTTTGGGATGGCCGAATCTGCCTATCAGGCTATGCTAAGAGATTGGGAATTGGGTTTGACCCAAGTTTATGGTCCTGACTTCAGATCTAAGATTCATTCCTGTGTTCACTGTGGGAACGGCACAGTTCGCTACATTTCTGCCTGTGAACATATCCCCTCAGGCGAGATCGTAACATTCGGTAGTTCTTGCGTTCATAGACTGGATCTGCCGAACGCTGACGCCTTCAAGGCCAAGTATATCAGGGATCAGGCTGCTATAGAAAGGAAGAAAAAGGAAATAGCTGAGGCCATGGAAAAGGTCCTGAATGATAATCCAGATTTCAAGGCCGCTGTCGCCTGTTTCGATGAACATGCAGATACCGTCCATATGAGGAACAGTTTCGCCAGAGACATCCTTCACAAGTTCAGGAAGTACGGGAACCTGTCCGATCGGCAGAGAGACTGCTTCACAGAGTCCATTTCCAGAGACCATGAATATCAAGCCCGCAAAGAGGCTGAGGCAAACGAGCCGAAAGGACCGGCTCCCACTGGTCGGCAGGAAGTCACAGGCACCGTCTTATCTATAAAGGAACAGGATACCCCGTTTGGATTCACCCTGAAAATGCTGGTCAAGCTGGAGAACAATTCTAAAGTCTGGTGCACAGTCCCCTCGGCCGCCCTGGATGAACTTGATCGCAGAGACGAAATCACCTTCAAGGCAACTTTCACTCCCAGCGACGATGATCCCCATTTCGCTTTCGGTTCCAGACCCACACTAATCAGTATAAACGGAGAGAGGTAAACATGACAGAACATCAATTAGAAAGATTCCTAAAGTTGAGAATCCAGGAGAAAGAATCAGAACTAATTCGCACCAGAACCTTAGCCGCTGTCATTGGTCTGCATGTCTCTGATTCCGATTTCATCGAGGTTAGAACTCAGACCCGAGAAGATGAGGGGAATATCGACACGATTGACGATCGGATCTGGCTTGGGCTTTTGGTAAAACTGGAAGAAAAAGTTGGAGAAATATCAACAAAAGGGGTTTACAAATAACTTAATCAGTGATACAATGAAGTTAAATAATCAACAAGGAGGAAACCATGTCACTCATCATTTGCCCCACCTGTTACAAAATGAAGAACATGAACGACGAGTGGATCGATATGGATATCGATCCTGATGAAGTTAGCGATCAGGCAGAGTTCGAACGTTGCCCGGATCATCGACACGAAATTCGCATTGCAAGCGTCGAGCGTGCCGATAAATCCATGATCGGTGATGATCACACTGTTTGGTCGGAGATAATCTAAATGGCGACAAAAACAGATATTCAATTACAAACCCAAATGCTGGCCGATAACCTTGCAACAATGTTTCTTCCGCAACCGGACGACGATTGTTACATACTGATCAAGGGATCTGGGATAGCACAGTATGATCCCAAAACAAACATCGTCCAAATATCGATTGGGCGGGTTTGCATTGATACTATATGCCATGAACTAGCTCATTGGATTCACTACCGATTGAATGGCGATTCTGATTGCGGCAATGGCAACGTATTAAGCAAAGCGCATTCAGAGTGGTCTCTAACAATCCGCGAATATGCGGATTCAATCGGTTATACCAAATGGCTTCAAAATACACTAAGATAGGAAAGGAGAATATGAAAAAAGAAAAACGAGACGGTCGCCAATTGGCAATGGATTTTTTCCTTGACCTTGGCTTCAGGCCCGATCGATACGGGAACCTGAAGAAGACCACGGGGAAAGGGAAAGTGTATCGGGTCAAGTTCAATCCTAACAAACTCAGATACGAGATTAAAATCGTCCATGGGTCTGGCGATAGTTCGTGGGTCCGCATCGCCAGTGGTTACTATAGCAAACTGTCTATCGATTCTAAGACCGGCAAACTGTTAGGTCTTAGTCGAAGATACTAAAGAATATTAATCCGGAAAAATAACTCATCAGAATGAAAAAAGATGTTTACAAATCGATTCTCCTACGATACAATAGAATTATAACAATCAACAAGGGGGAAATACCATGGAGAAAAGATCAGAAGAATCAGTCGTCAGAGCCGTTGCGGAACCTGAGTTCACGGAAACCTGGCACCCGGTTTCACACGCCCGCGTTCTTGACAGCCTTGAGGCTGCGACAGCGGAAGCCGGTCTGTCAATCACCGATCGAAGCTACTCCCTAACAGATTCCGGTGGGAATATGTTTGGAACGTGGGGACTTCTGGATGGGGACACCGACAAGGAAATTGGTTGGCAATTGGGTTTCCGCAACTCTATCACAGGGAAGTTCGCAGTCGGCCTTACGGCCGGAACAACTGTCTTCGTTTGTTCCAATATGATGTTCTCGGGGGAATTCCTGACTTTCCGTCGACACACCAAGGGAATGGATGATGCGGAACTTCTTCGCTTATCCACTGAGGCGATCGGGATGCTCATCACTAAGATCGAGGGGGAAGTCAAGTGGCACGCGGGTCTTCGGGAAGTTCCTGTCGATCCTGTTGACTTCAAAGTTCTAACCTATGATGCCATGGCAAAAGGGGTATTCCCCTCGAGCAAGTTCTCCAGTTTCCTACAGTGCCACGATGAAGAACTGGAAATCGCCAATGGAACCCAAAACCTCTACACCTTCCACGGTGCCGCCACCCGCCTTATGAGAAACGAGAGTTTATTCCAGATTGCCAACCGTTCTGTCGCCCTGAAGAACGTGGCTGATGATTACATGATGCGGGTCACCGCCTAACCTGGAACCTTCAAACGGGCCCTCCCTTCGGGGAGGGCCAAGGAGAACTCTATGAGAGAAATAAGAGCTCGTTCCGTGACCCTGATAAAGGGTCTTCCTGTTCTGGATCAGCCCGAACTGATCCGAGTTCTGACAATCAAGAAAAAGCATGTGGACGAAATGTCCTATTACAACAACCGGATGAATGGGGAGTTCTCGAAGATGGATAAGAAGTTCCTCGGCCGGTATGGACAAACCATCATCTTCGCTGCGGTAGAGGAAGGGCGACTATATAAGATGGAGGTAATCGATTTCATTCGGGCGTGCAGAGAAGAGGAAATCCCGGCGGCAAAGGCAAACGAAATGGCTTATTCGTTGCCGGAATTGTTCACCACATAATCTGAAACCGGGGACGCTGTCTTCGGATGGCGTCCCCAAGGAGAACCAACCATGGATTCTAAACTACAGCAAAAGTTAGAAAAGATATACAATCTGGCTACCAGGGGAATCGCCGGGGAACAGGAATCCGCTAGAAAAATGCTCGAGGATCTACTGAAGAAGAATGACTTAACCGTAGAGGATCTGATCCAAGAAATCGAGCAGGAACAGTGGTATGAATTCACCTATTACAACGAGGCTGAGGCTCAATTGTTGGTCAATATCTACGGCCGAGAACTGAACACAAACAAGATGAAGTTCACAAAGAAGAGAGACCGGAAACGCCGAATGAAGATTAAACTGACACCCTCCCAGCACGCGCGAATCCTGAAAAGGTATAACCTCCTAAAGAAAGTGATGAAGGTGGAATTGGCCAGAATACTAGATGCCGCTCAAACCGCCTTTATGGATAAGAACAATTTGCTGGGTGATCCTGATCCAGACAAACCAAACGAAGACCCTGGATTCGACCTAGAAGTATTTGCACGGTTGGCTCAGATAATGCCAAGTGTGGCTGATCCAGATGTAAGGAGAATATCTCATGAATAGAATATCCATGGGTTACTTCAGCAATCGTCAACGATACACGAAGACCCATTTAGTTAGAAACGGGAAGCCCATTTGCAATAGCCAAATTGGACTTAATATGACTTACCAATTCTGTGCGACGAGTATCTGTCTAGACTTTGATCCTGAGTGTCTTGATCAATTAGAATGTGAATCCTGCAAGGCATTATTCAGGTTATGGCGAGCCGCTTATTCAACAAAACGATTTACAAACAGTCGAGAGTGTGGTACAATGGGCTTGTAACAATCGGTAAGGGAGAACAGAATGTCGGAAAAACAGAAAAGAGATAAAAAAGGCAACTACATCTTTAGTCCTGTGAACCATAGGAAATGCACCGACTGTGGGTTCGAATACTATAATTATCTAAATGGTTGCCCGATCTGCAAAGGAAAGAACGCCAAGCCCGCAGGACCACGGCTAAGTCCAATTAACAGAACACCTATTCAAAGAGAGGTAACAATGCCAATATGCCCTGAAAGCGGAATAAATCTTACGGATCAGATGTGCGCTACAAGACAAAAGGGAAAAAATCCATGCTGTCCTGATCCTGAGAACTGCAAAGTCAGATCCACAATGAAAGTCCCTGATGAATCGTTTATCTGTCCCTTCCATGGATACTATGTTTGTTCGTACGAGTGCAAGAAGAAGTTAACTAATGGAGAAAAACAATGTAAGTTATGCCTGAAAAATGAGGCGGATATCCGTAAAAAGGTGTTTACAAACGACAATGAGGACGATACAATATCAGATGAGACAATAGAGGAACGGTACAAGGCCTTCCTCAAAACCCTAACCAAAAGGAGCAGTAAAATGAAGCACTATCTGATTGACACGAACGAGATGAAAATTACTGAGGTAGTCGGTTCCCAGAAAGCCGCGAAGGAAAAGGTCGACGATATCGTCATGGCCGCTTCTTCCCCGGAAGATCTGAAGACCCTCGGGAAAAAGGAACTAACGAAACTGGCGGAGAATCTGGAAATGACGAAGGCTTCCGTCTCCGGCAAGAAAGACGAGGCTGTGGTTCTGATCTGGGAAAAGATTGTGGAAACCTACGCGTCAAAGAAATCCTCAAACAGATCCGGAGGACCGACAAAGACCTCCCTGCTCAGGGAAGCTTTCGCCGAGAAGAAGACGTGGACTGTGGATGAACTATGTGAAAAGACCGGGTATGATTCCAGGAATCTGCGGACCGCCCTGGCCATTATGAAGAACGAGACCCGAACCGCGGCCGATAAGCTATTGGTCACCGACTACGACAAGGAGAAGAAATCCTACAGCCTTTCCAAGTAACACCGTGGCCATAAGGCCTTAGGAACAGGAGAGCGCGACTATGGTTATTATCGTAGAAGGGCCCGATGGCTCCGGGAAAAGTTACCTGGTCGATCGAATGGTTGAATCAGGTAACTTTTTCCGTTATCCACCGACGCACCAAGGACCACCGAAAACACGAGAAGAACTGATTGATCGGCTTGAAACAACTCTAGCTGTTCATCAGAGTTCTGGACTCTCCCCACAAACACCTGTGTTCGACAGATTTGGTTTATTCTCTGAACAGATTTATGGATCAATTGTTCGCAAAAAAGAAGGCGGTTGCGTCTTAACAAATCAGGATATTCGTCGATTCGAAAACCGGGTAAGAGAAATGAATGCCCGTGTTATCTACTGTCGCCCTTCCTTAAGGACCCTGAAGTCTGTTCACCTGGAAGTTAAACCCCACAAGAATCACCAACACATATATCGAGTTATCCAGAACCAGCAAACCATAATCATAGAGTATGATATCCTGATGTTCAAATATGAACGAAAAGGATTTGAGATTATTCGATACAATCGGGATATTCATGACGTAAAAGGAGTAATCGAATATGTGCGGGCTTGCGTTTTGTCTGGGGAGGGACCATAGAGAAAAAACAGAGCACATGATCAAAAACCTGTCCCATAGGGGATTGGCAGATCGAGTCGGTTTTTATAGTGGACACAATTACTCCCTTGGCCATATTCGTTTACCAATCCAGGGATTGGCTCAGGTCTTTGATCAACCTTATTCTAGATTCACCCATAAGAACAAGATGGTGTATGTCGGGGAAGTCTTTAACTTTGATCAGTTTATCCACAACCAATCAGACGTCCCAATCGTATACAATATAGTTCACAATGGACTGATCCAGGCTTTCGATAAGTTAGATGGATTCTGGTCGATTGTTTATGTAAACGAGGATGAAAAAACTGCCTATGTTTACACCGATCATTTGGCAAAGAAGCCGCTGTATATTCTTCGGGAAGAGGAAACAGTAGCAATATGCTCTGAAATTATTCCATTGGTTCTAATCGCTGAGGAACTAAGATGGAATCACCACGATATTTCTGTCACAGGGAAGTGGGGATATTCCCCATTGAACACAACTCCATTTGCAAACATCGACAAGATTCCTGCCAATACTAGATTCGTCCTGGATCTAGAATCACACACAACTATCGAAACTATTTCTCCTTACTTAAACTTCCCAAAGGATCCTAAATTATCGCTTTCGGGAGCCATGGAACAAGCCGTAAAGAATCGATTAGTTTCAGACATCCCAATTTCTCTTCTGTTATCGGGAGGATTAGACAGTACAATTGTGTATCAATTAGTTCGAAAATATACCTCGGATATCACTATTTTTCATATTGATAACGATGAGTCAGAATACCTGAACTATCTAGATTTCAAAGGAGTTGATGTTCGACAGATCCAGTTCAATCCAGAAGGAAATACAAGCATTGTTGAGGCTTTATTGTCAAACCAGACTCCTGTTGACTTGGGTTCAATGGTTCAACAGTTTCTTCTGTCTAAAGAAATCAGTCGACATGGGCGAAATGTAGCTATCTCCGGCGACGGCGCTGATGAACTATTCGGCGGATACAGGAGAGCCAAACTGTATGATTCTCAACAATCAGATATCTGGGATGAATTGGTTCACTATCATTTACCTCGATTGGATCGGCAAATGATGGTACACACTGTCGAACTGCGCTGTCCCTTCCTATCACCTGAGGTAATCAACTACGCTCTAACGGTTCCTTATGAACAAAGAACTAGCAAGCAGATCCTAAAAACCACCTTTGCCAATATCGTTCCTCGCCCAATCCTGGAACGAGAAAAGGTACCACTGAAGATCAAACAGATCAGAACAGATCCACTTAATTGGCGACTGGATCTAATTGAAATCTTTATCAGAGAAATAGGAGGGATCTATGAACGTGGACGATATCAGTGATGAAGAAGTTCGGATCGAAGGGGACAAACTGGAGGCCATATTCGATCGTCAACGAGAACTGATGGAAAAGTATGACGAGATTGAAGAACAAAACGAACTTCTTCAAACTGCCGATGTTCCCGTGGATCTGAATTCTCATCTAGGGCAAGCTCGATTAAAGGATTTCGCTTGGAGAATAACCGAGGAGTTGGGTGAGGCCATGAACTGTCTGAAGAACAAGCCCTGGAAAACGACTCAGATGTTGACAGACCAAACCCATTATCTGGAAGAACTGGCTGACGCTTTCCACTTCATGATTGAACTGATGATCTTGTCGGGTCTGGATGCGGAATCACTAACGCAGATCTATTTGAAGAAGTCGCTGGTTAACAAGTTTCGGCAACGTTCGAAGTACTAATATGAGAGTCTACAAGATTCGAATAAACGGGATAATCTACAATTGTTACAGCAAGAAAGAAATGCTGGTTCTTCTATTGTTGCTGATTGACGAAAATTCCCCGGCCGAAGCCATTCGAATCAACATAAAACAGGCTTTTGAATTGGTTGGCAAACGAGATAAACGGTCCTGGAAGACTGTCGATAGGATAAAGACTAAGGACAAGCTTCTTGCATACTGCTATAATCTAATACTGAATGCAGAGGGATTTGGTCTTCTTTGGGGATTCTCAGTTATAGCACCGATCGGAAAAGGAGACACATACTATAATCCAGAAGTAAGGAGCATGGTGAATCTACATGTCTAATATGGAAGAAATTCGACACAAAGTTTCTATCTGTTCCAAATGCGGTCAACAATACATAGGAAGATCTACTTGTGGAATAGGCTCGGAAAAAAAAGGAGTTGTTTTATTAATCGGGATGAATCCATGGGCTGTAAACGGGACTTTCAAAAAGGGTAGCGGGATAATTCTCCTTATGAATAAATTCGAAGAATGGGGATTCAAAGACTTCTTCTTCGATAACATTGTCAAGTGTGAAATGCCAGATGGCAAGCCGCCAAAGAAACGACATGTTCGAAACTGCAAACAATATCTGTATGATCAAATCACTGAACTGTCGCCGATGTATCAGATCATTTTCGGTAAGTTCGCAGCCAATGCTATGGGTTTCCAATATCTCCCGTGGGTTGAACCAGTAAGATACAAAATCATTACAGTTCCTCATTTTTCGTCCATTCTGTATGGATCCACAAATAGGGAAAAAGAGGAATACTACAAACGGCTTCATACCGTTTTGTTCCATACTCCTAAACAAAAGGAAATGTTCTAATGAAAGCAATGGGAATCACCTGTGGGATTGGATCAATGATGATTGGTGCTCGACAAGCTGGGTTTCAGATTCTCGGTAATATTGAATGGAGACCTTATTATCATGTATCAGACGAAGAGGGCCGAAACACATTCACTGAGAATTTCCAGAAAGCTTTCATGGTTCATAAACTGGAAGAACTGTCGCCGGTGGATCTAAAAAGAATCAGGGGAGTCGATTTAGCTATGGGGCATCCAGAGTGTGGAAACTTTAGCAATCTTCGACCAAGCAAACGATTCAACGATCCAAGTGATATCCCATTGTTCTGTGACTTAGTATCCCAGATCCACCCAAGATTCTTCGTACAAGATAACTTACCAAAGGCGCTAATTGGGTTTCCCATTGACAAATGGCATGAAGCTTTACCGGAGTACGACCTATTCCCTGAGTGGGTGTCAAATTATCATTATGGAAACTCCCAGAAGTTTCGGAAACGATTCTTCATGATTGGTGCTTTGAAGAAGGAAAAGTTCGTGTTTCATTCAGGAGAATTTAACCATGTGAAACATCTTCGGGATGTGATAAAGGGTCTGCCGCCCCGTCGAGATATTCGGGCTATCAACCATGTTCATGTAAAAGACACAGATCAGCTCTACGGCTTCTATCCACACCATTGGCCTGAAACAGAAGGTGAGGAAAGAATCACCCTCGGTGTCTTCAAAAAGGTCATTAAGGATTACCCGCCGAAACTGAACTTTAGATATCGAAATCGGTTCGGGGAATGGAACCTGAAACCTGGATATTCAAAGATCATCCTGGATAACACATGCCCTGTTATGACTGGCGGTGGCTCAGCCCTGGACAATCATTATAGAGAAGACACGTTGAATCCCCTGACGCAGCGTGAACGTGCAAGAATACAAGGATGCCCGGATGATTTCATCTTCTATCCCCTAGATTATATGGAAAGAGGATTCAAGACATATTCTGCGGTTTACAAACAACTCGGCAAATTTATGCCAATCGAGTTTTGTCGGTATATTGCCGATCAGATCGCCGCTCATATTAAAGGAAAAAAATTCAAATCTATCACAAACGATCGTCTAATAAATCCAAACCAGTATATTGATGATGCTAAACGATGGTATTGTCAAAATGTTGGTTACAAACCAAAAGCCAGACGAGCCGAGATCTGTGAGGCTTGCTGGTTACCCTGTAAAGGAGAAAATTTATGAGAATATTCCAGAGTGCCATAGAAATGGCGGGGGAGGTCGCGCGGGATCTCTGGGAGATGGGGATTCGTTACCAATCTACAACAGTGCAAGACCAACAGGTAGCGAACAATCCCAAGTTCCAAACGATCGAGCTTTTCGGCTACGGTTACACGTTAACATTGTACGAAGACGTGCAGCACTTGATTGATCACTTTGGTCTAAATGCAGACTGGGTGTTTAACGAAGAGGATGAACGTCTTCACAAGGGACTTCTTTTTCTTCCATTAAATCCAGGGCGCGCTTGGGAACTAAACAAAAAGTTCTGGACGCCATTTCTTCGAGACGGTAAGTTTGCATATTCCTACGCGGAACGTTGGCAAGAACAGATTGACTATGTAATCAATGAGCTGAATATACGCCCGAACACCAGACAAGCTATCATGACCATGTATGATCGACACCAGGACATGCTGAACTGGGGCGGTCGAGACCGAGTGCCCTGTAGTATATCCTATCAATTTATGATTCGGAATGACATGCTTCATTTGATTTACAATCAGCGATCCTGCGACTTTGTCAAGTTTTTTGGATCTGATGTTTATCTTACCATTCAGCTTCTAAAGCATGTCGCCAAGAATGTTGGTGTGGTTCCAGGATATTTCACCCATTTCCTCGGGTCACTTCATGCTTTTGCCGGTGATTTGGAAAACAAGGGAATCTTCTAATGGAAGAAAAGGAAATCACTCAGGCTTATGAGAAGCTGTTCGATTGGATAAAAACAACAGGCCTCAATCCTCAGCAACGGATAGTTGTGTTGAAATCCTGCGCTATGATTATGGAGAATATTGTCGCATCAGAGGCTCAAATGCAGATGCTGGGGAATATGGTCAAGAACCCATTGGGGATCGGAAAATGAATCGATTAGACAAACATGAATGCTTTATGGGAATTGCCCGACTGATCGCGGGTAGATCAGCTTGTCTTCATCAACAAGTAGGAGCTGTTTTGATCAACCAGAATAACCACATCTTAGCTGCGGCCTATAATGGCCCGTCGGTCGGTGTTCCTCATTGCACAAAAGAAACCTGTCTCCGGAAAAATATTGGAAGTGGACAGGAAATTGGAACATGCTATGCCGCCCATGCAGAGATGAATGCAGTTCTTCAATGTCGAGACCCATATTCAATTGTGGTTGCCTACGTTACCCTGGAGCCTTGCCTAATGTGCACTGCCATTTTACTTAACACATCCTGTAAAGTCATAATATACGATAAGAAATACGCGGGATCAGGAAAGGAAATATGGAAAAAGCAAAACAGATTATGGGTGCCTTTCAGTCAACTATGTTCAAACCCGAAAGTGATTGGAAATTACCTGAGAGCCTACCCCGACTCTCCGATGCCAAAGCTATCGGATTAGACATAGAAACGAAAGACCCGGATCTAAAAAGCAAAGGACCCGGCGTCAGAAGAAATGATAGTCATATTCTCGGAATATCTGTCGCAATTCCTGAGGGGGATAGTTGGTATCTTCCCTTCGGTCATTTGAGTGGAAAACAGTTTTCAAAAGATGTTATTCTCAGATGGGCCCGTGATGAGCTGTGCCGGCCTAATCAGCCTAAGGTAGGTACCAACCTTCTATATGATCTAGATTGGCTATATGGAGCGTCTGTAGAAGTCTCAGGACCATTCTACGACATCCAGGTAGCAGAACCCCTTATCAATGAGAATCGACCTAAATACTCCCTGGATACCTTGGCGCAAATATATCTGGGAGTTCACAAGAATGAAGCCCTGATAAAAGAAGCAACAGTACAATGGAAAGGGGACGCACAAGCCCATCTGTGGAAACTGCCGCCAGAACTTGTTGGGCCGTATGCTGAAGCTGACGCCTTGCAACCAATCCAGATATTCAGAAAACAATGGAAACTGCTCCAGAGGGATGATTTAGTCGATCTGTTCCAGTTAGAAACAGAACTAATTCCATTGTTACTAAGAATGAGACAGCGGGGAGTTCGAATTGATGTTCTGAAACTGGAACAGGTTATTGAACAAAAAGAGAAAGAACTAAAGCAAATAAAAGAAGAACTAAAGGGCGTGGATCCTTGGTCAAATCAATCCTTGGCTAAGCTATTCGATAATGAGAAGATTCCATATGAACTAACCGCAGCCGGAAACCCCTCGTTTCAACAACAATGGCTTAATCGACAGCAACACCCCATAGCCAAGAAGATCGTTCACTACAGAAAGACAGACAAGTTTATTGGAACATTCCTGAAAGGATCCATTCGGGATATGTTAATCAGGGACCGGATTCATTGCCAGTTCAACCAACTAAAATCCGACGACGGGGGAACCGTGACGGGTCGATTTAGTTCCTCAAATCCAAACCTGCAATTCATTCCAAATAGAGACAAGGAGTTGGGCCCTCTAGTTCGGTCCCTGTTTATTCCAGATGAAGAAGAAGATTGGGGGCGGGCTGACTATAGTCAAATCGAAATTAGAATTCTAGTTCATTATGCAATGGGACCGGGAGCAGAAGATATTCGAGTGGCCTACAGAAACGATCCTCGATTAGATTATCATGACTGGTGTGCCAAACGAGCAAACGTGGATCGAAAGAAAGCAAAGACCATCAACTTCGGTTTGATCTATGGAATGGGTGCTTACAAACTGGCGGATCAACTGAATGTTCCTGTTGAGGATGCTAAAAGTTTTATAGAAATGTATTACAAGCAACTTCTCTTTTTGAGGAAAACTTTAACAACGGCCACTGCTAAAGCATCCAGTAAGGGGTATGTCAAAACGATTTTGGGCCGCCGGCGTAGGTTCAATTTGTGGGAACCGAAAGACAGAGACCTTGTGGGATTAGTCAAAGCCAGAGAAGACAAAGAACGAGTCCTTCGAGAAGTAAAGGAGTATGGCAGCTTCGGTGTTCAACGATCAGGAACCTACAAAGCATTCAATGCAATCGATCAGGGAACAGCAGCCGATATAATGAAAAAGGCCATGGTAGACATCCAGAAGAGCGGGATATGTGACGTTCTCGGAGCACCTTTACTAACTATACACGATGAATTGGATTGGACTATACCGAGAACAAAAGAGAGCAAGGAGGCTTTCCAGGAATCAGTTCACCTAATGGAACAGACCATACCTCTAAAGATACCAGTTATTGTTGAATCTGATATAGGAAAGAATTGGAGCGAGGTGAAATGAGCAGCGAATCAGGCTTATGGAAGACCCTTAGTAAAAGAATGAAAAAGGAATGGGTAGCCGATCGAATCGAATGTGTTTCTCTGGCCGGCGTTCCAGATGTTTACTTCACAACTAACAGTGGGATTATGGGATGGCTAGAATTGAAATACGCCCATGAATGGCCAAAGAGACAGAACACAGTTCTACGACTTAACCATTTCACCACTGAGCAACGAAACTGGATTCGAAAACATGGGAAACAAGGTGCCCGAGTTTTTCTATTATTACAGGTTGATCGGGATTATCTTCTTTTCAGCCATTCCGAATGCAATGTGGTTGGAAAAACAAGCAAGAGAATCCTATTTAGGAATAGTATTGGTCATTGGTATAACTCCATGAATATTAATGATTTGTTACACATACTGGAGAACCATTATGAGAATTTGTAGCTTGTGCAACAAAGAGAGTCATTGTATTCAATTATCATCAGGAATCTGGATCTGTCCAACATGTAAAGTGATAAAGGATGCTGTGACCCAATCCATATCTGATGATCAAGAACAACAGCATCCTCGATATCTATTATTTAGATGTAAACACTGTAACGATGAGCTGGTTTTCCCTGTAAACCCTGCTTGGGAATTCCAGTTCATTGGATTAGTCCAAGCCCGTCACAAGTGTGGACGAGTTCTAACTATTGGTTACTATCCTGGCATATGGACGCAGAAAAAAGGCTAACGAACTATTTTGTTAGTTTCGGCGGCGCCAGAGCCCTATCACCAAACCACCAGGTCGTCGCAGTAGATGCACAGAAAAATACTGTATAAACCATATATCGAACTAATTGGATAACCTGCTCAGGTTCTAGTATTTCATCTGGGTTTCTAACAAGTGATCTGAAAACGATCAAAGCTAAGATCCAGAGAGCAATAGTAAGAAAAGGCCTAAAACAGGCTTTGAAATCATTGACCCACATATGAACCGGCCCGATCGCAGTATCAGCCTTAATTGACTCCAGCATTCCTTCTTGCGATCCCTGTAAGGTCACCAGTTCCCGTTCGTCCTCTGTTTCCTGAGCCCTGGATTCCATCTGTAGTTTATGTAGATTCTCCTCATGAGACCATTTCTTTTCTTCGAACTCCCGATCAGCCTTTTGTTGTTTGCCTTTGAAGAACCCACTGACTAAGCTGCCAAGGACTCCAAGGACTCCACCCGAACCGGCTGCGACCAAGCCTTCAAGAAGCGTTCCCCAATCCATAATACCTTTGCTCCTTTCGCATACCAAACTCTTCCGGGTCTGGTATCCACATGTAGAAAAGTTCTATAAAAACCAAACGAACGAAACCCACCTTTTCTTGCTGCAAGTAACAGATCGAATCGATTATGAGACCCGATATGTATATCAAATGCAATTAGTTTATGTTCGGATCTTGGTGCACCCCCAATCAAATAATTGTGTAGCCAACACCTATGCCCACTATTCAGCTTTATAGGACGATTCAGAATATACCTTGTTCGCTGTAGACAATCCATTGCATATTCATTCAGATAGAATTCTCCACAATGAGGACAAGCTAAGTTTGGATCGCTTCTAAAATTGAAATTCGGCCAACGCCAAATCTTCTCAGGAACTTGACTATAGTGTTCAAATATCATTTTTCTAATATGAACCTTTCCAGTTTATCGGACAACATTTTATAATAATCTAATGCCCGTTCTGTCTCCTTGGTTAAGTTCTCTTTCAAATTACCAATATCTCTCGTCTGTTCCGCAGCACATTTATCCAGTTTATGAACTATCTCGAGAATCGTGTCTAACTTCTCAGTGAACGTTATTTGAACAGATTTGAGCTCCTCCTTTTTAGCATACATTGAGTTAGCGTTCCAAGCAAATCCAAGTAGACCAAGAATAAGTGTAGCAGCAACAGTAGTAGCAACTCCTTTTAACCAGGCGTATCGGTCCGATTTACGATTTCTTGGTAACGTAGACATATCCATCCTTTTAAAGACATCCTTGTCGTTTGTTCAGACCATCCTAGTCTGTTTTGGGGTTCTTCTTCGGATTCTCGATTTCCCTAATCTCTTTTGCGGTTTGTCGCCAATCGAAAATCCATGCTGAACCAGAAAAGTCCGCTTCACTACAACCCTCAAAATCATCCATTGGCAATAATGGTTTAGTGACAACAATACCAGAATTCTGTTCAGTCAATTCCATCAATTCTTCATATGCCTCAGGATTGTTCTTTCGATTGATAACCTTCTGATATTGGACTTTTTCAGCATCATCAGGATCAGATGGAACTTCTCCCTCTCGATCAAACAGATCTTTCTTTGTTTCAGCATAAGCTTTAGCTTCAGGTGAATCAGACAAAAGCAATGTGACCTGAAAGATCTTGTGCTTGTTAGCTGCCGATGGAGATTTGGAATTTCGAATGTTTGAAATGGCCGTGGATGCGAAATAATTTTCTAACATCTGATTCGTAATCTCCACATCATTCGGATTTCCAGCAACCTTATTTCGAATTTCGATCTTTTCCTCTTCCTTTACTTCTGGTGTGTCTTCTGGCATGATTAGCCTCCTTAATAAAGTTTATACTTCATATGTTTGACTCGAATATCCGGGTCAACCCAAATATCGAATCCTTTGTTTTGTATGTCAACACAGAAAGAAGCGTCTTCATAAGCGAACTCGGAAATGTTTGGCCCTAGATCCAGCGTTGCATGACGAAACCAGGGATATGGCAAGGATTCCATAACCCCTTCCTTCATCGCGCAAAATCCCAAACCTGTCCATGGCGCATTGATTAGTTTTTCGCGTCGAGACACCTCTGGAATAGTCATATGTTTCAGAGTACCATATTTCTCAAAGTAGCTTATGTCCCATTCTTTTCCAACAGACGTTCGCTCCCGTGCCTCAAAAGCATACCACCCAGAGATAATATCCAGATCATGCTTGAATAGGCGTGTAACCTGATTGGGAATATAGACTGAGTCTGAATCGATCCAGAGAATCCAATCATAGGATATTCTCCCTTGAAAAGGTTTCTGATCCCTTCCACGATTCGATCTGCCACCCAAGCACAAATTCCTGGCATAGGCTATGCTGTCATTGTTGTATTTTCGTCTGTCAATCCATTCGTACTCATCATCATGTCGATAAAGATACCGAACCAATCGGGTGAAACAATCTGTTGGTATCCCGAGAAAATGATTACCAGGACGACAGATCATGATTCTCTTCATTATGGTTGAACCGTAGCTTCTAGTGCATTCTCCAGAGTCAAGTCGTAGAGATCACAAGCAGCAATCCTTTCAAGTATTTCGTCGCGGCGTAACTCCAGATCAGCCTTTCGCGCTGCAATCGTTTCCCGAGTTATTTCCTCCACAACCTCCTCTTGATTGCTTTGACCAACGTTTTTGGTGTAAATCTGATAATATCTTCCACGATATTTCTCAACAACGACACCAGGGTTGCTTTCCTCCAACAATTCCTTGAATGTCAACTCATCCATCATCTTCATTTTAGGCCTCCTTTCAAGTTTGAACGGACTGCGTCATTAGATCTATTTGAGCCTGCAACGCAGCAATTCTCGCAAGAGCATCATTGTATCGATCCAATGAATCTACTTCATTGGTTTTTTCCTGCTCCAGTCTTTGAATTTCCACAAGCATTGGTGTAATCAGTCCTTTGTAGTTTATTCCAATTGGTTTCGGAATCAAATTGCTACCATCGTGGCTATAATCAAAGTAAATTATCTCGGGTCGAATCAGAGCAACTTCATCAGCGAATAAACCGATTTCTTTTTCGCCATTACTGTAATCTAGATATTCAATAGTTCCATCGGCATATTCCAGTTTGGCCCGACGTTCATATTCATAGGGCTTTAATTGGTGTATCCAGGAAACGGACCCAAGTAAAACCTCATTCATTTTTGATTCTCGAAGAGATGAGTCATATCCAAGTTCTCCTGAGTTGTTGATCTGAAGATCCCGCATCGTTTCCCCGCCCATATCATGACTATAAACGGCTGGCATGGTAACATAGCCTGTTGAATCCGCCACAGATATTCTATGATTACCAGAATTGTCTCGAACATGAAAATCATCGTCACTAAATTTTCCAAGCAACCAGGATTTCGCATGTCCTTTAATTGCCAAATAAACCCATGGATTAGCGTCTGCATCTGGTCCTTGAATTCTAATGTTTGCAGCTACTCCAGACGAAACAGTCGTTTCCACAAGAAGCTGAGTAGAAAATGTTCCATCATCCCTAACTGTTAACATATCCGTAGGAGTTTCATCCCCAATTCCAACAGCGCCATTGTATAGAGTCATTAATATCTTCGCAGCGCCATAATCATAAATCTTCAGTGGATTACTGGAAGCATCTCCATCCATAAAGATTTTCCAACGATTGTTTCCCCCTTCATTGAAGAACAATTGTCCATCATAGCCGGTCAATGAATCAATAATAAATGAAGTAGTCGATGCAGCCAATGGTCCCGCAATGGTAAAACTTTGTGTAGCACAAACTATATTTTGTGAGCTGTCGATATCAACGGCGCTCGATCCAGCAGTATACAATTGCAAAGAATCATCTGAGTTTAATCTAAGGATAGGACTTCCAGCTCCATAGTAAGCTGAGATATAGGCTAGAACATCGTCAGAATCAGATCCAAAGTATATACTTCCCCAATTCGCATCAGGAGTATAAATCGATATTCCACCCGGTCCATTAGCCTCAATGACTAATTCATCAGCATTTGCAGAAGGAGAGATCGTCCCCGCAGACCCAGAATAGATATGAAGTAAATCGACCGGATTATTTGTGCCAATGCCAACAAAACCAGAACCATCGATTCGAACTGCCTCCGCCCCAGCTCCAGTGAGTAATGCAAGTTCAAATGTTGCCACATTTGTTCCAATGGACAATAATCCTCCGTCATAACTATACTGGATTCTTGCACCATCGTTATCGGTCGGCGATCCAAAGAAAATACTAGCTGTGTAAGCATCTGGTGTTAGTATACTCATGCCACCGTCCTGATTTCTTTCAACAACAAAATCATCAGCATCGGCGTGAGCAGTAACAGTTCCGGCAGAACCATTCATTACATGAAGTTTTCCATCCGGTGTAGTTGTTCCAATTCCAACATTCATTCCAGAAATATTAAAACCATCAAACGTGTCAAAATACAATTTATCATCATCCAAATCCATATAAATTCGGCCAACACTCGTATCCCCACTATCCCAAAACTCAACAAACATTTCGTTGTGCAAGTCGGCCGCACTTGTTTGAAATATGATTTTTGGATCTTGTCCACCATAAATATGCAAAATACCTTGTGGACTAGCTGTTCCAATCCCCATATTGCCGCCTAATTCAAAATAAGCTCTAATAACTCCCCCTTGACCAATTTGAATATCATCACCGCGACAACCAATATAAGGCGGATCAGGTTCTCCTAAACTTGTATCTTTGAATTCTATAAGAGAATCTTCATCAGAAGACTCAACACGAACTGGTGAATTAGAAGAACTTGATTGGTATATGTGAAGTTTCTTTACCGGCGTTGCTGTTCCGATCCCTACATCGGCTTCCAAATTAATATCCTGATCGAATGATGCAATTGTACCATTCCATTGAAAAGTGGCGTTTCCCCCGGTCGTTCTGCCAAGGATTAACTGCACGTTCGAATCATCCAAATCAGAGTTTATAGTAAAAGTATCTGATGTGGTTCCTGTAGTAACAGAAGTCCCTGTTATAGTTCCATCAACGGTAAGGTCTCCGCTAAAGTGTCCATCCCCATAAACATCAAATGTATACGCGGGTGTTGTACCAATTCCTACTTGCTGAGAAGAATCAATATATATCGCCAATGATGTTGCTGTAGTTATTGATATACTATTGTCAGAATTAAGATGAACCTGAGGACTACCGCTATCATAGTAAGCTGCAAGATACCCAATGTTATCGTCAGAAGCACACCCAAAATATATGTTTCCCCAATAAGCATCTGGTGTGTAAATGGACATTCCTCCATGTCCACTTGCCTCTAAAATCAGCTCATCTGCTAATGCCGAAGGAGATATTGATCCCGCAGATCCAGATTGAACGTGAAGATTACCCAAAGGAGCTATTAATCCCCCCATACCAATAAGTCCTGTGGCAGCTTCAATGAAAAACCAATCTTTGCTCCCAGCGTCATAATCTCTGACTCTAAAGTCGGTACTCCCATGCATTCCCCAAGACCACCCTTGACCTCCGCCTCGAAGAGATAAATGAACCCATGGTTGTGGGTCAGTTAAAGGACCTTCAATCAACATTGCCGCTGCATAAGTAGTGAAATGCGGTTGATATATATGAATCTGAAACTCTGATCCATCTAAATCCCAAACATGAAGACAGGAATCAGGCGCAGTGGTACCAATCCCAATATAACCATCCACATAAAGATCACCAGCGAACCAGCCGTCTTTCCAACGCAAAGATGTAGTACCTAAGTCTAGTATGTTCGTAGTTCCAGGGTAAAATGCTGCCTCACTTCCATTAAGATATAAATCCACTGTTGAACCTATACCATCTGATGAGTACAAATAAGCCACATATTTCTCTGAAGAAACCGTTGCTCCAACCCAGCTCATTTTTGTATTACTATCTGTAGCGTACAAAGCGGCCCTGGAATATGCAAGAACCTCAAAGACTCCAAACTCATAGTTATCTGTACCTATGTAATAATCATTAGTATTTTGACTTTCTGGAATGACATAAAAATCTCCAGCGGTTTTGTTGTACATTTCAATTCTATTTGTTCCGCTAAAGCACAATTTGGCAGGATTAGAATCGTCGCCAGTTAATAATATATCACCACCACCAAGGATATGTAAAGCCTGAGTTGCCCCGCTTGTAATCTTGATAGTTCCATCGCCCTCATCGTACACGAAACTAGAAGTGGCCCCACCGACTCTAAAATCCCCCGTACCATCAGCAAACATACCTGGATAAGTGGCATAATTAGCAATGGTCATTGAGTCCGCAGTGCCCAAGCCTATAGCTATTTTAGGCGTTGTGTCCAAATCACCAATAACCGCTTTAACTGCAGCATTACCTAAAGTAGCATGACCACCCCAGAAATCGATATCTGTTGCGTAGAATCCACCAATTTTGTTCATGGCGTTATGGTCAGTATGAAAAATCACCTTGTTGTCTGAGGAAAAAATCTTGATTCCATGTTCATCAGATCCAGTTAAGTCTCCAATGATAATCCTATCTTGGCCACCCTCAACCAACTTAACAATAGGATCACTTGGATCAAGCAAAATATAGTTACCTGTCGCGCCAACTCGCAATCTTCCAGGTAACACGTTTGGAATTTCCCCGGATGAGGGAGGTCCATCCGGTCCAGCCGTAATGAATTTGTATTGAGTAGTTGTGTCGCCTGTATGATCTGCAAATTCAACCACAGGAAAGGCCATGTCGTCGTAATCATCCAAGGCTTCAGTAGTTGTATAGGCCTTAACCTTCATTGTCAAATCCAAATCAATATCAATGGATTCAACGAACATAGTGAACGTCCCATACTGCGTATCATCTACAGTAATGACATCATCTGGCATTATCTTCAAATGATTTGGAAACATACTAAATGTGGCAACACCATCTTTTAAGAAGATTCGCTGAATGGATAATGATCGTAAATTTTGAGCATGCTGAGTATCATCAATCAGATAATAATGAGCCTGTGCATTTGAAGGATTAGAGTATGAAGCCTTGGCCGGAACCTGGATCGGATACAACTTATCAAACGGCTCTCCAGACTTCGGCAAATAAACATAAGCACTATCTGTCTCTTTTATCTGAAGTGGTTGCCATTTGAAACTGTTCTCTTCGATTGAATCCTTATCCAGAGTCACTTGAGATGTTTTTGACAGGATTCGAAGAGCGATCTTTTCTCCAGTTTCAAAATATCCATGGCACATATTCAAAAGGTCTGCGATAACCTTCATTCGTTCCTGTTGAAAATACCAACCGCCATTCCAAACAAGTCCTGTGTTATTATCAGTATTCCACTCACTGAACACCAATTCAGCAGACCCAAAAGCGGTATCATCAATATCATCGGAATCAAACCCCATCCCTTCCGTTGAGTCGGTCATGACAAATCGAATAACAGAAGCAGGACCACCAATTGTGTATGCGTCTGAAGCATCCCAATCGTTATCTGTCCCTCCTTCCAGAGTGGCTGTTATCTGAGTAGCTGTGTTCGCTGTAATCCTTCCATAAGATTGATCGGTTCGATTTACAACGTAGGCTCCAACAAGCCCATTGACAGGCCAACTCGCAGTGGAATCATCTAACGTGGCAGATCCCCCAGCACCATCGTGTGTTCCTGTTTCAGATCCATTTATGAATTTGGTTCTATTCCTCCGGTAAAGAACCGGAATATCGAGGAAATGATCCCCCTGGAACCATAAGCCATTTGCATCAGGAACATCATCCGAATCAGAATCAGATATAATTGGTTGAAAAACCCGATAGTTTACTCCGCCACTGGCCTTCGTAGCCTGATTGAAAGCAAATCCTGCACTTTCGAAATCATCGGAAACCCATGTCGACGATAAGGTTTGGTGTCTGGGTGAACGAACTTCTTCTATTTCATAGGTTTCCCCATCAGCAAGACCAAGCACATAATATCGAGCCATATCAGCAGACACATAAACAGACCGAAGGGGTATATAAGCATCCCCAATAATGACAGGCACACACATGTTGTCCATTATCGGAGTTGGTGCATCATCAGAAGGAAACAAATCTTTGATTTTCGGTGTGTTCGGCCACATTCCATCCAACTTATCAGAAACAAAATCGATACAGCTAAACACAATCGTCTCATACTGATCTCTCGGCGGTGCATTTACCTTATATTTTGCAGAAGCTAGTACTTCTTCCAAGGAACCAGCGCCAACAATCAATTCGACTAAAACAGTAGCTCCTTCATAATCAGATGCAGTGAGAGACCCATCGGAATTATCCAACGTGAATTCCATTCGATCTGGCACATGAATATTGTATCCAGATTTCCCGCGCTTCAGTTTGAACCCTTTGAATTTCCCATCATCCAGAACCCTTTCTTCATAACTATCCCCATCATAGCTATAGTCCTTCAGAGAATAGTACTCTGTTGTCTCAGCCGAGTTGTTCTGAGTGATAGTAAACGCCCACGTTTGATCCATATCAGTTGCCGCGGCAACGGCAATCTGATTCGCATCATAGAATCTAGCCATTAGTATTCCTCATCACGGATCATTTACCCTATCAACAACAACCAAGCGAAGTCTGGCAAATCCATGGTCGAAGTTTCTGATTAATCGTTCCATATCCTGCATATCGAACTTTACAATGTAAGTATGCTCGTCCGTCGGATGATCCCAATAAAAAGATCTAGCTAACCCTTTCCCCTTAGCAGTGTCATAGTAGAAATCAATTATCGTACCGGCATCTGACTCTGTTATAGAGTTGAAGATCAAAACAACATAAAATCTAGGTGTTGTGTTTCGGGTCGTTGTCAAATAACCATCGCCATCTGACTTGTGTCTCTTCTGTCCTGGAAAGCGGCCCGGCTCTCGTAACACTTGCTGAGGAGAAACAGAAAAAGTTGTCGCAACATAATCCGCCGAAGCTGTTCCCGGCAAATAATCATACATCTCTTTTGCTGCCATAACCTATCCTCTATGGAATATAGCTCCCTGTTGAACCACCTGGGAAATATCCCGGATTAGTGATTGCTCGAATTCGTTCAATAATTTCTTCGTTTGTAAGGATGTTTTCCATATCAGCACTGGTCACTTCACCCGTGATAGTAACATTAACCTCACTGGTCGTTCCACCATCACCAAGGCCTTCCACAAAGGCTTCTGTCATACTGGTCAATTGTTCTGTCGTTTGATCTATTGCTTCAGTCAAGTTCGTAAAGGATTCCGCCAACAAATCGCTTTTTTCAACAATAATGGTTTCACGAATTCCTTCCAGTGTTGTTTTAACATCATCCACCAATAAGGACATGTCCCCACCAAATGCCTGTTGAAATGCAATATAGTCTGGAAGAAATGTTGCAAACTGCGAAGCCGCAGCAGCTTGCTGTTCAAATGTTCCAGTAGTCAAAGTAGCAATGAATTCGTTAAAGGACATTTGCATAGCTGCTTGGCTTGTAACATCCCCTCCACTCATCACTGTCAAATCATGAATCATCTTATCGATGATTCCAATTGCAGAATCCGCTTGAGATAACTGATCATCGGTTAATCGTTTGATTTCCTCCTGAATGTTGGCTTGTTCAGAAAGAATCATTAGCGCATCCGTATAGAAAGACTCAGAGTTTTCATCCAATCGTTCAAGGGCAAATGTTAGATTTTCAAAGGTGGCTTTTAGTTCAGAAATCTCAGGTGGCTTTCCTGTCACTCGCTCTCGCAATGCTTCCAGAGGCGCCAATTGTTGTTCCAGCAACATTTGGGCTTGCAGTCTTTTGACCGGGAGTTCCAGAAATCTGTTCGATTCCTCGACAAGTCTATTGTGCCAATCCTTCAAATTACGTTTCAAGTTTTCCTGAAAGATATCAGGATACTCTTTCAATCCAAGTTCCAGGTTCAGTCGATTTAGTGTATCCTCAAGGAAGTTTGGCGGGATATCCTCAATATCAATAACACCCTCTTTGATAAGAAGATTCAAATTCGAGGATATAGCTTCCAGTGTTACTCCGATTGTGTCTTGCAATGTCTGATTAATTTGATCCTGCAATTGGGTTTGTTGCTGATCTTGAAACGACAAATATGTTTGAAAGCCAATAGTTGGGTCTGTTAAGATATCAAACTCTTTGCCGGGCGTAACTCCATAACCACCCCTAAAGGTAGCAGGATCATTGAACCTGTCCCCGATCCATTCCCCCAGATTCGAAGCCAGATCATCCAAGCCGATCAAATCGCCAAGCGACATCAAAGCCGCGATCGGTTGCATACCTGGAATAGCCCACATGGCTGCGTTAACGCCCTGATAAACAGCTCGCCCATAATCCTCAGCCTGAAATGATTGATAAGCATTATATCCAGAGACACCAGCACCAAGCAAATTAAAACCCGTGACAGGGGATGGTGCACCTGGAGCCGGAGGACCAACAAAACCGGCCGCGGGACCTCCATACAAAGGAGCATTCAAAAGATCGGAAATCTTCCCTATTCCACCGGCGAGACCCAATTTATCCAAACCAACTCCGGCCGCGCCGCCACCTAATCCTAACGTCTCAAGTGCTTGCCCGAGAATCGGGACTCCGCCAAGTCCTCCTCCTACTCCTGGCATTCCTGGAATCTGGAACCCGAGAGCGCTAGCGGCTTGTTGGAACATAGGAATAAAGATCGGTTTTGCAATAGCCTGTGTGGCCATTTCAGCAAGCATGCTGGTGAATATCCTGATGGAATCCCGTTTTAGATTCTCGAACGCATCCCCAGCATTTTCGAACAGATCCATGAAGAAGTTGTTGAATATCCCGCCCACATCGTTCTGCCAATCTTCATATTGCTTCTTCATCTTTTCCAGAGCCTTGGCATTCTCATCGGGGATCATATTTAAAGTATCAACAGTCGCATTCCCTGCCTCCTCAACAGTCTTAATCGCTTTTTCCAACGCAGCCTTTTCTTCAATATTGGTTAATTCGTCCTTTATCGCTACAAGCAGTTTTTTGGCTTTTTGCAGGTTTGTCTCCTGAGAAGCCAGCGCCGTCAATGTGTCTTTCGCCTCCTCTTTTATCCCACTCCAGAAATATCGATTGTCTTTCAACTGTTTCGTTATTCCAGACATAGAGATTCGGGTTTTTGCAACGAAGTCATGAGATTTTCTGAATTGGTCTGCAAAAGTATCCAAACCCGCTGCTTCGAAATCCTTTCGTAAACCACCAAGAATCCTCTGGAATGTTCGTAACAGAGCATCGATTTTCTCCATAATCCAGACAAGGCTTTTATTGACAAATTCCGCAAACGAAGCGTAAGCGATTTTCAGGATTTGCCAAACTTCCTTTAGACCTAACCACGCATCAGAAACCGCAGCAATAGCAAGAACAGTGAATTCCAATGCCCCACCGATCTTCTCTCGAATTTCTCGACCAAGGTCCGCAGCAGCTCCAGACTTCTGTAATGCTTCCAACTTATTCTCTAACACAGTGAAAGTTGCATTCAAAATGTTGCCGAAATCTTCGATCAGCTTAATCATTCCACCTGTTGCGGCAGTACTATCATTGACCCGTTTTATGATATTATCGACAATATTTCCGAGGACAGTCCACGCTTGACCAACCGTCTTCGGCATTTTCGAATATTCCCGTTCTATAACATCCTTCTGAGAAAGGAGAGCACCAATAACCCTCTCCGCTGTTAATTCCCCCTCTGTTCCAAGTTCCCGAAGCTGCCCAATCGTTACCCCAAGACCATCTGCAATTGCCCTTGCCAATCTTGGCGTTTGTTCCAAAACAGAACGAAGTTCGTCCCCGCGCAATGTTCCAGATGCTAAGCCCTGTGACAATTGGATTAAGGCAGCATTTGCTTCCGTAGCCGCAGCTCCAGAAACAATTAGGGCTTGATTTATTGTTTTAGTCGTCTGAAGAAGATCCTTTTGGCTAACATCTAGATCCCGTGTTACTCGACCAACCCTGGCGTAAAGGTCCGCAGTTCCCTGATAAGCCATTCGCGTATCATTGGCTATCTTCAATAGTTCTTTCTGAACCGTTGCAAGTTCTTCGGCAGAGTTTGTCACCAGTTTCAAACGACCTTCCACAAGGGATAGGGCATCAGCAGTTTTCACAAATTGTCGAACAACCAGCGCACCACCAAGACCAACAAAGGCGCTTCGAAGACTGAAGACAGAACTAGTAACCCGTCGCAACGAAGCTTTGGTTCTTTGCTCATAGTCCTCGAAAGCCCGATTGGCCCGCCGGAACCCACTTCTCAATGGTCCGAGATCTGCGCCCAGCTTAGCAACCAATTCGCCCAAAACAGCCATTATTTTTTCTTCCTTAATCTATGAGGCGGTCGTTTGGTAATATCTACTTTCCCATGTCGTTGGTTAGCCACACGAGCAATTGACTTAAGAACCTCTTTCATTTCTTCCACAGTTTGTTTCTTAGGTCCAGGATCATCCCACACGGGAAGAAAGTCTTTGGGTTTTGTTTGTTTGAACTGTCCCTTCTTTCCATAAACACTACCAGCTAAGTTTGTTATGACAGAGCAAAGCCTGGCCAACATGAACTCTATTCTTTCCTCTGGACTAATCGGGTTAATCTGATGAATAGCTTGCCATTCACTGATTTGTCGAGACGTCAGTTTTTCAAGCAGTTCATCAGGATGCGAATACCCTAGCTCTCGGCAAAGTCGGAAATAGAATTGGCGGTTTCCCCGCCTTCGGAGTTTTTTACTAACTTCTCCTTATCCTTCTCGCTGATTGCATTGATATCCTGAGCCTTGTTGACGATCCTTTCCAACCTTGTTGCGCCCATGTTCTCACTCAATGGCCCAAAGTCAGTAGGCTTGAACAAGAGTTTTCCCTCACTATCACAAACGGTAAAACAAGCCAGCTTGGCCCGAAAATCTTCCATGGATCTTTCATAATCCGTGACTTTTCCATTATCGTCTGTGATTTCCCGCATCAGGGAACGTTCCCACCTGTCTCTAGCCCGACCGGTCATTTCCTTAACAAAGGTATATGTCCCATCTTCGAACTCAACTTTCTCAATTGCCAAATCCTGCTTTGCTAACAAATCTTCTCTTGTCAATTCTTTCTGTTCTATGGTCATGATTACCCTCCTAAAAGTGTAAATCCATGATTAGGATTCATTGTTATTACGCACCGACGCTGGGTCCGCTTCCAGATTCCAGAGTCACTTCACCAGAGACCTTGAGAGTTACATCAGCCGATATCTTGTCGTTAGTAGGAATGTTCAACGGCAATTCCGTAACCAACCCTTGAAACTCAAGAGTCGTGGTATCAGCATCAGGAAGAACGATCTCATAATCCTGTAAATCATCGTCTTCGAAATCGGTCTTCATGGTTTCATAGGTATCCCGAGTAAAGTTCATACTCAACGTAACACCACCCGGGTCTCGTAATGCCCCGATGAATGTCATATACCCTCCGGAAGTATCCAAAGTAGTCGTGTCAATCGTGGTTCTTGACATTGTAGGACCGCTAATGGACATGATCTCTGCGATCAATTCCCAACTAGCTGTTCCGGAGTCCCATCGCCGAAATTCTGTTCCCTGGCTACCTACCGCGCCACGCTGATTGAAAAGCAATTTGGAACAGAAGACAACCAGGGAAACAAACCAAAGCTTAATTCGGTTCATATTCGTCTCTCACCTCCTTTGCATTGCGAAGTTAATAAAAAATCGTGGTCGATCATTGTTGTCCCAATCCAGCAAGGCAGGATCACCAGTTGAAACAATCGAGCTATATAAAGTTCCGTTCCATGTTTCCGGTCCTTTTCCATGGAGCAGATCCCTTATACCATCAATAAGAGCCCATCCTGTGTCATAGTCCAGATTTCGAACTCGAATCTGAATGAACGGGCGTTGATACACACTATCATTATTCAAAGTCACATCATCCAAGCCACCTGGAGTATCAAACACTGTCACACAATTTGCCGGCGTAGTTGGTTCCTTCCCAACAAACAGGTTAGTAGCAAATATCAAACCTAAAGAAGACTCATTCTCCAGCATATCTTTCACATCTATTGACGCAGGATTCATTTGATTCTAGCCTCTTCCTTTATCACATTGAAAACTGCCTTTTGTTCCCTGTTCAACGCAGCTTGAAAGAATTTTGCTCCAGCCGCAGCCTTCATTGCCCCTTCTTTTGGTTGTTTGAAATTTGCTCCAACCATCTCATGAACATACGTGGCATAATACGCTGAAAACCCCATAATCAGTAACGGATCACGACTACTCATAGCATCTGCCTTATTCTTACTCACTACAGTTCCATGATCAGAAGATACTTGTGCAACAGATGCTCCCGTTCCTTTGAACTGAGGGGATTGTCCCGTTGGCGTTTTTCCATCTGAAGTAACAGTAAACCAACTAGCTCGCAGGTTCCCCAGATCAATGGGAATGGACGGCGCATTATCTTCCATACTCCGCCGAATAATAATCGCGCCACGAATCAGACCTTTCATGGTCAAATTCTCGATCGTCTTCAGCTCCTTATTCAAGTTTCTGATTACGCGCCCAATTCCTTCAACGACTGCCATTACAAATACGCCTTTCTAAAGTATCGCTGCACAGATCCAACCTGCATTGTGGGAGTCTTATCGAATTTGCGAATCGTAAACGCATCCTCGATTGTTATGGGATCAGACTCCTCATCGGAATCCAAATCATCCAGAGTGCCCAGATATAACTTCCCCTGTTCATCAACATTCTGACTAACCTGAACCTGAGCATTGGAAACAATCTCATCCCCATTTTGATCAGTAATTACTTCTCGTTTCTCAACCCATCGGCAGGATATTTCCACCGGCGCTGCATAAGTGAATCCACCAATTCCGTTCGATGTGGGTGTCCCCCAATAAACGGCAGTTTGATTTAGATTTCGATCTGGAAACCGTGTCATATCCCACCTATTCAAAACTGGTTATTGCCTTGAATTTGACTCCTTTCTTTCCAACCTTCGCAGCCATTTTGCCGGTTGTGTCCAGAATCTTGACCTGTTGCCCGTAAAACGAAGCATCCAGGGACATTCCTGTTCTCCCCTGATACTTAATTCGCGCATCCTGTGCCGCTTCCTCTGTAGGCTTCTGGTCACGCGTAAGGGCAAGAAAATGGGCTGTCAACCATTTCTCTATTGACTCTTTTTGAGCCGCCGACAACGTGGTATCAGTCCCAAGGATCTCTGTCACAACCAGATTAGCATCGTCGATAAAGGCTTCAACGACTACATCAGTCAAATCAGTATCGAAGATAACTTTTACATCTGTCGCAGTTGTTCTAGCCATGAAAATGCCTCCCAAACCGAACATCAACATTACCATACAAGCGTTCTTTGACAATGGCAGTTCGGTCTGCGTTTAGAACAAAATTTTCACAGATCCTCATATGTTTCTCAACATACCCCTGTTCCTGATCTGCGATAATACAAGAATCGACAGGTTCCCCATTTAGAAATGGCTGACAATGACGAAGTAGTCGATGTGTTCTCATCTGATCGACTGTAGCTCTCATCGATTTTTCCTCGCTTTCCAAAGTTTCGGATCAATGAAGGACAGAACTTCGCTTTTCCACTCCAGCCCAAGCCATTCAATTGTATCCATCATTTGTCGATAATCACCACTGACCATTCTTTCTGGCCAAACGATCTTCACGTTTAGTCCTTCTATTATCATTTCAACGAATCGTTTTTCATGTTGACGCACCCACCAAATCCAGCCATCTCGTTCATTGTCGACTCCAATGGCTTTCTGAACATGTGTCTTTTGGTAAGCCCGCATGAAACTGGTCTTGAAACAAGAAGAGACTATATCTCCTGTTCTTCGTCGAACGATAATCCACTTTGCATTAGGAAAAGCATGATTCCAGATCGGCCACATCAAACACATCTTTGCTCCCTTGTACATCCAGGGACCATTCTCATAGCCTTCCTTTTTTATAACAAATTCAATCCGCCTTTTCCAATTGTTCGGGATCGATAGTTTATCGATATTTGGTAATGGAAACTGTCCTAATGGATCCATCCCGATCCCCCGAAGATAAGATTTCACAATAGAATTCCTGATTACAACATTCTCAAACATTCCCTTGGCGTTGTTTTTGTTTGGTCCAGACATATTTCCACCAAACGCGCCACAAAGATTGATAACACCAGCGACCATACTGGTTCCAGATCTAGCACAACCCGTGATTAGGATTGGGTCTTTCATCTCCAGTACTCCTTTATCCAGCTATCTTTGATTTCGTGAGGACGAGGTTTCCCATGAAAGGAAACAATACTTGTAGTCTTCGGAATCCCGCCTCTCCTTTTCCGAATATGTCGTTTGTAACTTAGTATTTCTCCAGGTTTCCAACGATCAGCAAACCGTCCTGCTACATGCCTTACCCAATATCGTTCCCTTCCCTGAGTAAACTTAACCACCGCAGAAACGTTGTTAATAAATGGTATCCAAAAAAGTCTTTCGGTTTCTGCATTAGCCCGAAAGCTCATAATATCACCATCTAGTTTGTGTTCATGCCCCCGTTTGAATTTCGATCTGGCACAGAATAGTCCTGTATAAGACATCAGTCTTTCCAAAGAACCAACAACAACAACATCAATATCTATACAAAGAACCTGCCCGGATAACCCTGCCTTCTTACTAAACATATAAATTCTCGGCAATACGCCCGCGTGCGCGGGAATATCAAAGGAACGAACTTCGATATCAGAATCAAGGTCCAATTTCTCGTTCGTGAAACAAACAAACTGAAAAGATCGATCAGCAAACCGCTTAACACCATGATACAAATTGTTAATATATTTGGCAGGAAGATCATCAGATATTTTTCCGATTCTCTTCAAGTGGTGTTCTTGAAGATTTACATGGCCCACCGGCGCTTTGTACCCGTCTTGTTGCCAGCGATCCCCCTGCCAATAAAAACAAATCACATACATTAGCGCGCAATCCTTTCCAACCAGTCAACTTTCCTAAAGTTCATGGTTTTTGGTTGCCCTGTCACAATGATCGTTTCCTTTAAGTTTCTCCTTTGTTTCAATTGACCCATTTTCATCAGCCACTTGTTAGGAAAAGTAGGCTGTTTAGGAATCCACTCCCCCATAAGATCCTGGTCACTTCGATATTTTAGCATATAGTATTCAGGATCTTTCAAGAATCTGTCATATATAAAAGAAGTAGATCCAGGATCAAACAACATAACTGCCGCTTGATATCTGGTCACAATTTTCCAACATTCCTCATTTTTTCTAACCCTATAAAACCGAGTATTGAACATAACCAAATTTCCTGGATAATCCAGAATTGGGCCGAGATTACTAACAACATGTGAATCCAGATCCAGGTAAAGTGTTCTCCCTTCAATCAGACTAGGTCGATGCAATTCAACTTTCGACCACCATCCTGGCCAATTGTGTTTCAGAGAAATAGTCTTCATCCCATCGAAACTGGTCGGGCAATTGGTTAGAACATAAAAGTCATAGGGTCGATCGATCCATTTGTCGACTGTTCTCTTCAATCGATCTACATCACGTGGGGAGAAATCTCGCCCACGAAAATTGCCTTTCCAATATAAACAAATAATATTCACTGCATTTTTCCAGGTTCTATCCACTGTTCGATTACATCCCAATTCGGGACAATTCCAACAAAGTCAAACAACTTTGCAATCTCTGATTCATTTCCTTTCGATATTTCTTTCACATCGACTGAAAGGCTATGTTTAACCTTTAGAAAAACTTGACGTTGCCGTTCTTTCAGAGCCTTGACAAACTGTTTCTTCATATGCTGGGGACGTCGTCTCATTCCTGGGTGTCTATTCATACTATCCAGAATTGCGAAATCTGGTCGCATTGTTAAAACCCAGCGAGCCTTAGGATAAACCGACTTCCAAAACGAATTGAAAGTTAGTGTCCAGGATGTTTTCACAAGCCATGGAATCTTATCAGGTACAAAGGATTCGATTTCACGTTTCAGGCTTGCATAGTTTGTTGTCAAATGCAGATCCGTAGGAAGCGGAATGCACCAATTCTTATATGATACCTTCCTTGCTTCCCGTTTCATTAAATCCTTGATATCCATGTTTTCAACACCAAGATTAGAATTGCTTTCAGGAAAAAAAGTCGTTCTGGCTCTGCCAATCCAAACACCGTGATGAAATAGCAACCCGGCTGTCATGGTCGTTCCTGATCTGGGCGGTCCTGCAATAAATATCGGTTCCTGATCAATCATCCCCACAGCTCTCTCAGTTCTGGGTATATTTGAATTGCCCTATCATTCTTAACAGGCATTGATAACAAAATCTTCATGTCCTTTGGAAAAACAACTTTATCACCATCCAAACAATGAATCAGTTTACGAACCCATTTTTCTGGATATTTGTGAAGATATGGAAAGTTAGCAATGATGAAATCCTGATCACTACGGAACTTCTTCAAATGAAATCTTGTATTCTGCTGAAACTTTCGCCAAATGTCTCGAGTTGTTTCTGACTTATAAAAACTCATTACAGAAGAGTTATATCCTCTCGGATTCAATTTCTTTTGTTTCCCGAACGCAGGACAAATCATCATCGAATATTCATCAGTGACAAAAGGCATAATATTGTCAACGAGAATCATATCCAAATCCAGATATAGAACCAAATTACTAACAGGAAGATCAGGTCGAAACAGTTCCATTTTGGCCCACCAACCTTGCCACGGATACTGAAGAGGGATTCTTCTTATTCCAGAAATATCAAATTTATCGTTTGTTAAACAAACAAACTCATAATCAACATTCTCTGGTATATTTCGTCGCACCATTTTGGCAAGTTTCTTAACCCACTTCTTGGTGTACGAAGTATGATTATATTTCCTGGCTCTAAAGGTTCCTTTCCAGAGCACAGATGCGACTGTTAACTTTTCCATAGATACCAAAACCTATCCTGTTTCAACTGTATGTTTTCCCTACCAAAGACTTCATTCACAGCTCGAACAACACCAGGAAACCTGCGAACGTGATAATCATGTCCACACATTAGTCCACCTGAACGAACTTTTGGAAACCAGATCTTGCAATCCTGCAAACAATGTTCATAACTATGATCAGCATCGATGAAGGCAAAATCAAGAGACCCCTCCTTTATCTTTTTTGCAGCATTGATACTAGATGAAGGAATAATTCGAACCTGCTTCCTAAACCGATGAATTCTTTTTTGCCATAACGATTTTGCCCTTCCAGATGTGCAATAGTAATAATCATTTTTCGGCAAAATCGAAGGGCCCGGATAATACGCTACTTCGATCAAAATTAACTCTGGATTCTTTTTTAGAAGCTCGAGAGCTGTCTTTCCGTTACCTGTTCCTACCTCCGCACCAATGAATAAGCCATGTTCAGCGATGAATTGATTAAGAATGTCGAACCGTTTTGTCAATCGTCGCTTACTCATTTCGATTTTCCCTTTTCCTTCCAGTATTTCAACTGCTCAGAACTCAGTCCATTAGGAACGAAGATAATATTCCGATTGTTCCATTTGCTCCAGTTGTAGGTTACAACCCTTCCAAACGTTTCTCGATTACGCCAAAAATAAGATCCTGGAAAAGGTATCGCATATCCAAAAAAAGGATTGTCGTCAGTCCCAATTTCTTGGGACAGTTCATATGTTGCTTTCAGGGATTCTTCAGTTTCCTCTATATTTCCAATCATCCACAAACAGTGAAGGAGAATTTTGTCTCGATGTGGATATACCAGATTGTGAGTTCTAATATAATCCTCAATCGTTGTTTTCTTATTTATAGCCCTTAGGATCCTATTATCACCAGACTCAGCCCCAAGGGATAACTGGTTAACTCCGATCTCTAGGAACAAATCAAGAAGGGTTTCGTCAAGAGTATTTCCATGAATGAAAACCCTGAAGTTTGTCTTCACATTCCTTTCTCGTAAACCCTTGTTAAAGTACACTAGCCAATCGTAGTTCATTCCAAAGATATCATCATAGATGAATATCTGCTTCCAACCGAAATAGTTCTCTAAATCAGATATATGCGCAGCAGCTTGATCTGGAGAAACCCGAATAACTTCTCTAGACTCAGAACAGAAATAACAATTAAACGGACACCCTCTTGAAAACAGAACAGCCGGTTGTTTCTTCTCTGGTCGTGCCATCATATACTTCGAAATAAACCATGGTTCTGGAATACAAATCTTATCGAAATACTCTTGGGGAAGAAGAAGACCCTCTATTATCTGATCTTCAGCATATCCATCCAGAATACTATGAAGTGCATACTCTCCTTCACCAATAACAATATGATCTGCAATATCCAACAACCATTTTTCACTTTCCATTTCCAAAACATCCTTATGGAAATGGCGACCCCCCAAAACAATCTTTGTTCGTGGCCACAAGTCCCGAACCATTAAAAGAACTTCCTTTAGCCGATATCGATTGGCAGTGTTACAGGTAACTCCGACAACATCAGGTTTATTCTTAACAGTTCTAAGATTCTGAATGTTGCCATACAGATGAATAAAATCAACAACATGTCCCTTGTGCTTTAGGAAGTAATATATAGATTGCAACCCAATTGGATTTGTTGTTACGCCAAATGCGATTAGCAAAGTTCTCATAGTATATCCGATAAATTCGCTTTCTTCAAATCCTTGATTGCACTTTTAGGACTAAGGTTTAATATCTCAATTCCCCGTGTCTTAGCGTCCTTAGCAATTGCGGGAAACCCTATCAGGTGTCTTTGAAACGGCGGATTTCTTTTCTTCTCATATGGTTTCCCATGTGATCCATGCCAATGGCTAACCTTATTTTTATCCAATGACATATCGAATCCCAATAACAAAATCTGCCTAACACCTAAGTGAGCTGCTAAACTGATTGCAGCCGCCCCGCTGTTATTATTCCAGGAAACCTTAGTTTGATTAAGACTGATCCCTTTCCTATGGTCATGATCTTTCTGAAGATACTTAATGCCTTCTGACTCTTCAGACTTTTTCTTCTTGAATCGATTACAACAAGTTGTCTTCAGTCCTGGCCACTTGGCCAAATTTCTTCGGTGCAACAAATACCAAGAACAGTCCCCAAAAAACAAAACATCAATCCAGGTTCCAATCTTATATACATTATTCACCCCAATCACATGTTCCCTGTGTATAGGGGACATATAATCAGAATAGGAAGACGGCGGTAGTTCGTGAACCAGTACCTTTTGAATAATATTCTCAGGAACTTCGAACTGACGCGGAACAGACGGACCACCACCAATGATCCAACATCTTCCATCTTTCCACATAGGTGGAACGCGCCAAGCCATTAACTATTTAGCCTGGAAACCAATTCTTCGGCTTCTCCGATACGAAGAGCCATTTCGTTCATCGACTTGCCAGTGACGGAATTCACGACATCATACCAACCCTGCGATCGATCCTTTATCTTGTATTCAACCTCCGTGTTCTCATCGGCAAGCGTTTGTTCAATTGGTGAACCTTCCCCCTCCTCTTCTTCCGCTTCCCCTTCCCCTGGCTCAACGTTCAGTTCTGCCAAAGCCTCTTTCTGATCTTCGGTCAATTCATCAATTTTACGTTTCTTAACTTCAAACTGCGAAGACGATTGCAGAAAAGGTTCTTTGGATTTCCTCAATTCCTCCTCGTTGACGGGGACAATAACATCTCGAAAGGCCTCGGGGATCTCATCAGGGTATGCCTTGAAAATCTCATTCTTTTTGATTCGTTTCTTTTGACCATCCCGTCTTCGCAAAACATGAGAACCACCACCAATCTTTCTCCAGCGAACTCGTTCTTCTTTTTTTTCTTCGTCATTCATTTGATTATTCCCCCAAAAACAGTGCATGATTAGCCCTGTGTGTTTACGACGAACTGGAATCGATCACTAAATATTAACTATAGTGAACGACGCCGGAGTTCCCTTCTTGGTCTGATCGAACCTGAGGCACCTGAATCGTCATGACCTTATACTTCGTTACCAGGTTACCTTCCCGGGTCCATTGCACATTTTGCAAACCCATACCACGAACCAACCGAACCACATCACTGGTCATTTGCACCAGCAAGACGTTGTTAGCTGTCAAGGTATCAATAACCTTGACTCCGTCAATTCCGGATATCTTCAGAATTCGTTCCCTGATTGTTGTCCCCGGAGTGGTCGAATCGTAATCCTCGTCCAGCACGGTTTCATATGCAGTCGGGATATACAACATATACGGCCCGTAGTGATAAGCATCGATAGCGTCCTGTTTCATACTCAACACATCCGCAATGATCCCGGCTCCAGTCGCGGCCGATGCATCCCAATTAGCAGTCAACGAACCTGTGTTCCGATCAGGATGATTCAAGTAGCTGTATATGGTTCCACTGGCATAAGCATACGTTGTGTTCGTAAACAGCATTTGCTCTCGCCGTTCCAGAACCTTACGCGCGGCCCGCTCAGCACTTGTAGTATCCAAGGGATTCCCGAGATTTCTAGACGCAGATAGTACCCTTGCGTTTATCTCGTAATCGACATGGATAATCGGCAACGGAAGATATACTGACTCGAATTTTGGACGATCCCCCTGACTTCTGGTGATACCGTCCATGGTCAAATCGGCTTCCATTGCATCAGACACATCGTGATACTCGAGAACAGTGCTACCCATACCATTCCCAAGATCATATGTCAGTCCTTTGTCGATTAGGTCCTGAACGCCAGTGATTCGCTGCTCGGAAATCATCAACAAAGCTTCGTCCAGCCGAATCCACTCATCTCGACGCAACACCGCATTCGTTTGAATCGGTGTATTCACGTAATTGTCGACCTTCGTGGGATCGCCGCCTCTATACATGGAAATATAGGAGCGACCATCGTCTCCAATGAACGGTCGCATTCGATTAGGGTCAATGCGTCCATTCTGAAGAATCATTCCGGCTAAAACACCTTGCGCGGATCCTCTACTTAGAAAGTCCATATTTACATTCAGTTCCATTCTTGTCTCACCTCCTTTCTATACCGTCATAATCTCAATGCGCTTGTTATAGCCAAGTGTGCCACTAGATTCAGCCCCGGACGAATCCGACAGATCGACCGCCTCAAGAGCAATCCCGACAATCTGCTCAGGATATACTGTAATGGATCCGGGTTCCGCGGACTCAAAAGACTCGACATCCGCTACATGTTTCTTCAGATATCCATTACCGTTCGATTCCAACGCATCGCCTATCGAAACATTTTCGCCATCGGCAAGAATGGCATAGACCTGTTCACCAGGCTGAGTGATCCAGCAAGCAACCTGATCATCGGCCGAGTAGTTATCGTCTATTCCATTGCCCTGGAGCTCATCTTCCAAGGCAAAGGCACGCGGTAGACAGTTCCCACCGGCGGTTGAATGGGCTTGTACCTTGCTGGCCGACGTATACTCCAGCAACATGCCGGGAGTGATAGTACCCGCCGCAACCCGCTCCATTTGAACATCAAGATACTTCACAATCTTAATGGTGTTTTTCGCCATTACTTATCACCTCCTTCCGATACCGCGAACGGGAGAAGAACACCGCCCGCACTCTTGTTGGCCAAAGGAACATTGTCGGTTCCTCGTCGACCTTCACTTTGCAAGGAATAATCGCCATTCGGAGTCAGCGCCTTGGCCAGTTTTTCCAAAGCCTCAACGTTGATATCCTTCAGATCTTCCTTCTTGTACACTTCATTGGAGTTGGCCACGATCTGATCAATCAACTCTATCTTTCGATCCTGATGAAGTTTCATACCATACTTCATCTGCTCCCGCATCTCAGCAGGGAACAGCGCCATGGCCTTCTCGGGATCTGCCAATTGGTTAGCCAAAACCGCCTTCGCCTGTTCCTCAGTAACAACGAAATCGTTGCTACCATTATTATTTCCCGTAGGAATTTCCGGAGCCTTGATGGCAAGAATCTCGTCGATTCGTTCTTCCTTCAAGGTCAACAGATATTCCCGATCTGCCTCGTTGAACTGGAGATGATCTGTCTGAATGATCATTTCCACTTTCTCCGGGCAACACGGAGTCGTTTTGTCTGCCATAGTCTTCAAATCTCCTTTTTTGTTTTGTACTGAAACGAATTCTACTTTACGTTGAACCTCAACCGGTTCCCCGGTGAATTCAACAGTCTCGTCGTTCATATCATAGGTTCGCTGGTAGAATGAACTGCCTCCACCATCATTCCGGCGAACTTCATAGATAAAACGATCCTCGAACACTTCGACAAGGAAATGAACTTTGACATTGTCGTCCATCCCATCAAGCTTTTCCTGGATCTTCTGAACAATGTCACGATATCCTTGTTCATTGGTTATGGGCACAACTGAGTACCCACTGTCAATCAATGCCTTGAAAAGATTTCCGTACTCTTTCAAACTGGTCGGGATTTCCAGCTCAGCATCGAATTCACTATTTAATAGCCGATAAGCTCTTCGCCTAGCAGCCGCCCTAACCTCTGCCGAGACTCCTCGAACCTGTGCGCCTCGTCCCCCGATAACAGCTCGTAGTGCATTCTCGTTTAGATTATTTGTTCTGGGATTGACGACCGGAAACTTCAAATCCCCAAACGTATCAACACTACCACTGCCAATCAGATAATGAGATGCAACTTCCGAACGATCTGATGCGGAGATATTTGACCAATTTCCATCCACACCAAAATCTCCCAAAGTCGGCGCTGACCATGGAGTCGATTCGGTTCCCGAAAATCTCAGAGCATTTACGATGAATCCCTCATCCAAATCACCACCTCCTTTATTGACTCTTATCCCACAGCCATCCGCCCAAGAACAAGCGCCCTGTTCGCCGGGTAAAAGAGCCAAGTGATCAGGTCTATGATTTCTGGCAATGGCTAAATATTCCTCACCATTCCATTCTCCCGAAGTTGGTTCATCTTCGGTAAACACGCCAATACTAACATCCAAGGGTCTAGCCTGCCTTATGTACCCTAGAACCTCAGGAGAGAACTGGCGTACCCTATTCTCATCCAGCCAAGCTTCGGCTTTCAGTTTATTATCTTCAAATTTCGTGTTGAATACACGACCAACACGAAATCGTTCTATTGCGTGTGGTGTATTAGCCGACGAAGGACTGCCATTCACTTCTGGATGTGGAACTGTAACAGGAATTCCATTCCATGATCCAGGAAATCGGCCCAAATCTTCTGCCAAATGAAGAAGCGGCCCTGCGCTCCCGTTATGAACTCCCTCAACCATCATGACAACAGGAACAACAAGATGTTTCTTGCCTTCATGCATTTCTTCCCTGATCCGATAATTGTTGGCCGAGAACGAATAGTTTTCCATTGCCTCGTTTCTCCCCACAGTTCCATTTGCCTGTCTTATGGCTGACGTCTCACAGGAACTTTGTCGACCGCCCTCCCGCAAACAACTCCTAAGAGCAGAGTTTGCAATATTGACCCACTGCCTTTTCTCTCCGGCGGAAAGCCCTTTTTTGAATCTATCAACATCAGCGACTGTCCACGGCATTAGTCAATCCTCACTGTATTCCAGTCAAGCCCGCCCTTGTATATGAAAAAGGCACAAGCGCAATCGTTGCCCCAATCCTGCATCATTTCGAAATACGCAGAATATCTCTTTACAAATCGCACAGAAACTTTAGCGTTCTTCTTCTTTTGTTCAGTCGGCCGACCTCTCCACCAATGGTAATCTAAGAGTCCCCATATCGCTCCTGGAACAAAGGATGGGCCCAATTGACGAACAGCGTGTTCAAAGACCGGGTTTTGTTTTGGCGCATCAAATATGCAAATCTCAATCGGTATCCCTTTCCATCGTAGTGTTTTCGAAATGTTCCCTTTGTGAATAACAATCTCTATACCATTCATTGCATTCTCTAAAAAGAATGGAAGTAGATCCTGATCTTCCTTAATTCGCACTCCCTGTTCCTTAGCCTTTCGAACCTGCTCCATGTTGGCTTTCCAGCGATCATAAGCATAGAACTTTCTATCATATCCCGCTATCTGCAAACCCCTTAATAATGGAACAGCCGTTGCCCCAAACCACGATCCTAATTCAATGGCCACTCCTTCATTTTTCCAAGCGCAACCAATCTGATAAAGATAATTGTGAACAAACTCTGGTGTCATTGCAGGGATCATAATGACACTTTCATCCTTTCTAAAATTCCCTCATAATCTGGAATCCTGGTTCCTTTCCAGATTATATGATCAAGGATGGCTTGTCTAATATCTCGAGTAGGTTCCCAATTGAACCATTTCCTTATCTTCGTAATATCAGCATAAGCCCCGGCAATATCCCCTTCTCGTACATCCTCAACAATCATTCCAACAGGAATCGGAACAGTTTCATTGAACAAATCGATGATCTGGCGAACTGTATAACCCCTACCGATTCCAACATTAAAAGTTTCATATCCCCAAATCTGATGGTCAAATTCTTCCAGAATCTTCACATGTGCCTGAGCAACATCCCAAACATGGATAAAATCCCTAAGTGGGGTTCCATCCTCAGTGGCCCAATTGGTTCCATATAGTCGGATAGGACGACTCTTGAAATATCCATCAACCAGATTGTCTAGCAATCGGTCTTCTTTCTGATAAGGACCGCTACGCATTTCAGGGTCAGCCCCAATTGGATTGAAATACCTGAGCGATACCCCTCGAAGATCATAGCTATGACAGAAATCCTCGAGCATGGTTTCAGCCACTCTTTTTGAATGGGCGTACGGGCTCATCGGTCTGGGAACCATCGATTCGTATACTTGTGGTTCTAGTCCCTGATATCCATAAACGGATCCAGAAGAACTATAGATAATCCGATCCGAGATTGTTCTGCAAAACTGAAAGAATCGGAGTGTATTGACAACATTGTTTTCATAATACATCAGCGGATTACTCACTGACTCGGCCACGTTGCAAAAGGCCGCGCAGTGAATAACAGCATATATGTTCGGATGATCCTTTTTGATCTGGTGAATGATCTGTATATCGGCAATATTGCCTTCGTAAAAACGCTCGTCATTCACGAACTCTTCCAGACCCTTAACCAGGGAATCCAACACGATCGGGAAATACCCGGCGTCTTCCAGCGCGGAACAGATTGTGCTTCCGATGTAACCTGCTCCACCTGTTACTAGAATCTTCTTCATTCCCAATTCACCCAAACGTCAGTATTGGCCCATAAGGTACTCAGAGCCAGATTCATATGTGTTGTACTATCAATCCCTCTGGCCGTTTCCTCGCGGAAATCATCAAGCTCCTGACTTTCAGGAATGCGAAATACACGAGGAGTCGTCAAGTGCTCCTCGATATCCTCAATAACATCTTCATCAGGAAAATCAATTGAAAGCGACTTTCCAGTAGGGTTATACGAAATGTGTCCCTTCAAATCCCCAAGCGAAATTCCTACCCTCATGTAAGTATCCCCTCTGAGAATTTCCGATCGAATCCAAACATATTTTCGAAATATGCAGACAACTCAGGATATCGCTGTCGTGCCTTTTCCCATTTGGAAGTTCGAGACGCCCATGCTTCTCGTCCCTCATCCAAAAGTTTGTTTAATTCTCGTTCTCTCAGTTCTATAAATCGTGCGAAATTCTCCTTCGGCGTTTTACTTCTGGCTTCGGCAATGTCCCTCTCCAGGTTTGTTATCTTCTTATCAAACCTCAATCTGTTATCCTGATACCTATAGTATCGCTGACCGTTCATGGCCCACCATTCGTCCCCAGCGCCAAGACCCGAGTAAATGCGACCTTCGTAATCATCGAGCCAATTGTCTTTCCAATATCGTCCATCCCCGTTTGCGTAAACTCCTGTCTTCCCTGAACTGGTTGCTCGGAAAAGTCGACGAAAGTCTTGTCCCATATCCTCAGTCGTATAGACATTATCCATCCACAAGAATCCCGTGTTCTTATGACGATATCCCCCTGTATCTGTCATTCCAAAAATCATATCATCAAGAGCATGACTGAATTCGTGAGCAACAACTTCTGCTCTATCCATCGTATACAAATGAACTTCACTAGCGCTAGGCCTATAAAAAGCTCGCATACTTTTCGAATGAAACTTGACTTTGAGCCATCGATCAGCTAGTTTTTTCATCATATCGAAGGGTATCCAGCGAGTGCCATTGTATACCTTACGAATCTCAGTCTTTTTTGGTCTTTTACCCAACATCGTCTTTACAAGGTTTTCTCGTTCCGCTATATAAGCATCCTCAGACAAGGTGTTTACATAACGATAATAAGCCTGTTCCTCTGCCAATCGAGCTTTTTCTTTCAGCTTAAGGCCTTCTGTATCAAATCGATCTGCTAGTTCCACAGACTTTGCTTTCGCTGCATTCCATTCTGCAAGAGCTTTTTCCGTCGTCAAAACAGGTGTCGCCACTTTCTCAGCAATCTCTTCCCCCGCTTCCACAACTGCCCTGACTTGTCCAGGACGACCCAAACGAACTAAGGCCGCATCGATCTGATCCAGTGTCAATTCAACGATCTGATTATCCCCAACATCGAATCCTAGTCGCTTGTAGAAAGCAACCGCTTCATCTGAGGACTGAAACGCCAATCCTGTTTCTTTCTTTCTCGCGCGAGCAAGCGCCCGTCGCATCAGTTCCGCCCCAGATCCAGGAACGTTCCCCAGCGTACCCAAGTGTTCAATCACCAAAGTCTTACCGGCCTCATCAAACGTCATTGCTAACGCACCTTCGATGCTCCTATCGGCCTTAGTCAATAAAACCTTGTAATCTGTTCCCTGTTGCAGAATAGCTGCCTCCATTTCAGCAAAGCGAGCTGACGTCTGACGACCACCCGTTTGTGCGACCAAGTTATCCAAAACATTTTGAGCGGGCTTGAATCCCTTTCGAACTTGAGTAACATATAATCGCTCCAAGGGAGCAGCCACACTACCAAACTTCGGAATCTTTAACTTTGCAGGAGGTTCCGGTTCATCCTTTGTTGGATCTACTGGAAGCCAAGAACATCGACACTGAGGATGAACAGGAATAACTCCCCTCGCCTGTTCAATTGTGAATGTTCGACCGTCAATTGGAGCACAGAGTGGGCAAACCCGAGAATCCCCCGCAGTTCTAAATTCAACCTCTGGTGTTATTCCAACGACGCCCCAATTTTCGAACTCCTGTAATTGAGCCTCAGCATGCGATCTAATAATCTCTGTTCTGGCTAAAATAACGGCCCTTCGCTCTGCCGGAATGAATCGCCCTAAGGTATCTGTAAGACCAAGATCACCAACTGGTCCAGAAATCGTTCTAGTAAGATTTTTGGCTAATGCCCGCGGACCTAACCCATCTGCCATTCCCTGCGAGAGAACCCGAGAGATCTGGGAATCCATTGCATCGGTGATTCCTTTCAGATCCCTAAAGGTTCGAGTAAACAAGAGACCAACCCGATCAGCGTGAAATGGCATATTGAAGACAGCATCGATTCCACCTGTTTCTTCAATCCCTGGCACATTATAACCGGTTCCAACCAATGATGTTCGAGCACTCCTAATCCCTCGTTGATAAGCCGATTGAATATACATATTCGTCCATGGTTGTTGAATCGCAGTTCCTAGCTGATCAAACCGAGTTACTTCAAGAACATTAGCCTTTACCTGTTCATCCAACCAATCCATGAACTGATTTACCTTTTGTGCATCAGTTCCAAACGCAAAAGCTCTCCGCCCTGGGGTTTGCATTTGCTGAATGGTAACTAGAGCCAGCTCAGGATTACGTAAACCAAAAACATCCTCAATTATAATCGCCCGGCGAATTACACCCCGTAGCTCATTGAATCTCTTTTTTAGAGCCCTGGCAAAGGCATTCCGAAGAGTAAGAGTCCGCGTCGGATCCGTCCTAGCAGATCTCTGATAAATATGAAAATGTTTATGTAATAGTGCGTGTGTTGGCATTATTACTAATCTTCGTCAGAGTCGTCTATTCTTCGCCAAACTATGGTCTTTTCAAGTCTGGCACGCTTGGATCTCCAGGAAGTTCTCTGACGAATTCGAAAGGGACAGTGTTAGATTCTCCCCAGACATTTCGTGCCTTAACGGTTACCTGATGCTGGCCATCTGCCACGCTTTCCAGATCCAATAAGACCGCGGCCTCTTCGCCATCAAAAATCGCAGTAGTATATGGCACGATCGTTTCCACACCATCCAGAACAACCACATATTCCTCGACATTTTCCTGAGGATCACAAACAAGAAACGGTGCCCCATATGCTATTGCCGGAACCAACCAAAACATAACGATAAAAATCACGATAATCTTTTTCATGGTTTCCTCCTATTCGTCTTCTAAGTCTCCTAAATTCTCTTCCTCAAAATCCGCGTCTTCTTCTGCTTGTGCAGCCTCCATTTCTTCGGTAATGGCCGCAATCTGATCTTCAGACAAACCTAAGAAATAATGCAAAAAAGCGTTGGGAGGCACAACTGACTGAGCCAAAGGATCCTTGGAATAGTTTGATAATGACTCAGATCGGGTCTTCCCGACTTCAGCTCTTTCCTTATCCGATTCCGACCATAGATCAGACCACTCAATAACGTAATCGCCTTCCTCTTCCTTCAATGACGAAAGCACCCCAAATTCCAAACAGCGATTAATTGTTTCCCGAATAATCTCTGGTTCTGCAAAGCTGGTTCTTCGTTCCTGTAACTTTTCAAACCACGCATCCCGATCGGAAGTGCTAGCCAACTCCCCACGTTCTGATCCCGTAAGAATCCTTTTCGGTATCCCATAAGCAGCGGACAACATTTCGATCTGAACATCGACATGTCCTTTCGGATCAGAAATCTGCATCGCCAGTTCTTTTATGTCCACACCGGCAACAGTGAGAATTCGACGCAGATTATTTTCGTACTCATCCATTTGATCCTGAAGAGTATCGTCCGTCTCATCGGTAACCTCGTAATCCTCATCAACCTTTGCCTGATATCCTGGTCGTGCGCCCCGCCAGAACATCTCGGCAGATCCACCAACAAGCTTCTCTAAATCGAACAATCGGTTTAATCCCACTTCTAACTGAGGAGTCCCAATAACTTCAGATTCCATTTTATCCTGAGCAATATGAATAATCCTAGTCCAGTGAACCTCCACGGTTTGAGTTCGTGTTGTAGATCCAGTCTGATCAAGTTCGGCGACGCTTAAAACAGTGATCTCATAAATACGAGGTAAGCTGTATCTAGGATTTGTCGTGTCGTTTTCCCAAGTCTTCACCTTTGCATTTGACTCACTAAGGGGTTTCACATACAAAAGCTTTCTGTCGTCCCCACGTTCAACTGGTTTTTTGAAATCAGTGGAATTCTTTACATCATCAAAACCCAGAAACAAAACACCATATTTACCAAGAGATGTTAGCTTATCAACCCGTTTGAACATGGTCGTTAGCTTCAGATCAATTTCAAGCTCTTTCCAATCCTTCTCGAATTCCGTTGGCTCGTCCTTCTCTTTTTCTGGCTCAATTACCAGAAAACCACCCCTCCAGGTTCCATCAATAGGTCGATTAACCAGAGCCTTTGCTATATCCTGCCGAGTATATCGAGACGAGTAATCATTATAGTCGGGATTATCCTTATATCCCAAGGCCTGATAAACGTCCCTATCGCCACCATATTGTTGCCCAAGCTTGGAGGCCAATTGAGCACGAGAAAGGATCGTACTCATTATCTTAACAAGCTCTGGACTCATCTTTACATTTTCTTCAACAGCCATGCCAGATCCTCTTTCGTATTAACCTCAGGACCACATTCCGTTGTAGTCAACATCACCCCAATCGGAAAATGATAATATATGGCCCGCAATTGTTCTAGCTTTTCCTTTTTTTCCAACTCGGGCTGAATAACTGAATAAAACGACCTAAGAGCACGATACCGAAAGCCATACATGCCAATATGATAAATCGGCCTTTCCACAGTTTCAAATGGTTGTCGACTAAACAGAATTGCCCTCTGATCTGATCCCAGAAGAATGTGAACCATCCCCAACATCACTTTATGAGTGATTAACCCTAGTGTTGTTATAGGAAAGTAATCATTAATTATGGTGAATTTAATCAAATCACTACATAGTCGCGGTGGAACAAAGGGCATATCACCCTGTAAGTTAATCACAATATCATCATCATCCAAACCAAGCTTTGCGGCAGCCGCCGCGCAACGATCAGATCCAGATAAACAGGAATCATCCGTCATGATAACCGATCCCATTCCTTCAACAACGTCTGCAATTCGGTGATCATCTGTCGCAACATACAACTCATCGAAACAAGGAACCTGTAGAGCCTGTTCTAAGACCCTCTGTATCATTGGCTTGCCATGTATATCCACTAATGGCTTTCCGGGCAATCTTTGACTGTTATAACGCGCAGGAATAATGATTATGATTCTCATCTACGTTTTCCAACACCCCGTGCGGTTTTCTTCTTAACGATTTTCGCAAAGCCACCTGATCCAGCATCCACTTGATCAGAATATGTGCCAAACGGGAAGAACCTATGTTCCTCGATAAAATCATGATTCCAATCGCCCCTTAATAACAGCACATTCCCATTATTGACTTGAACTGAATACGGATCAGCCCTATATTCCTTACTTCCTTGCCCACTAACTACATCTTTATGAGCACTGAACCCCGCAAGATTTCTAATAGTGCCTTCAGCCGATTCCTTTCCCCCACTTCCAGGTTCCTGTTCAACCCAGATTGCACATTTGCGACCATCAGCTTCGGCTCTTGATTTAATTATATCCTCTCGATTCTCAGAGGACCACTGGCCACGCTTTACATCTGAAATCAAGAATTTCTTGTTATTTAGTGCATGCCATTTCACCCCTGCCGTATATTTGCCGCCACCCTGTGTTCCTGCTTTATCCCAATAGCGCAAAGTCTTCAGAATAGCAGCATCAGAAGGCATTTGATCGATGATTTCGAATCGATCCACTTTGAACATTCCACCACCAGGAGGCGTGGGTTTCTGTCCTATCTGACCGGCATAACCATATTGACCTAGATCATCCTCCATCTCTCTCAATACCTCTCGACCCATTCGAACAGGATCGAGCATCCCATCCTTATAGTACTTAACCAATTCTGGAGGATTGATCTGTTCTCCATAATTCCAAGATTCCCCTGGAAGACAGATATGTTTGATCTTATCTTTCTTCGAAGCTATCATATGGCCAGCCGGATCGTTCTGATGAAGCCGTTGCATAATCAAAACCGTGGGAACAATCGTTTTATCAACCTTTCTGGTCGACAACGTTTGGCCCATAAACCTGTTCGCTTTTTCCAGCTCAACCTCACTAACTGCCTTCTCGGGATTCAACGGATCATCAACAATCAGAATATGTCCATGGAAACCTGTTAATGATCCACCAACCGAAGTGGAGAATCGATTTCCACCCCGTTTTACTTCCTTGACTGTTCCATCGTCATTAAAAATGGTCTCTTGAATTGTGAAGTTACCCTTTTGATCCTTGTCAGCCTTTATCTGGAGTTCAGGAAAGACCCGTTGAAACTTATCAGATCTAACCAGTTCCCTTGAATATTCAGCATGTTCTAGAGAAAGAGGGCCCGAATAACTGGTTGCTATAAATTTCATCCACGGCCAACGAATCCAACACCAAACAGGAAACATGATCGTGCATGTAATTGACTTAGTTGTTCCAGGAGGAACGTTGATGATCAAATCATATTCTTTAGGTAGGCCAAAAGCCACCCGTTCAGCGACTTTTGTTAATTCTTTGCAGATATACTCAATATGCCAATTCCACTTTGGTTCTTCCGCCGACACCTCGTACCAAAACCTCTGCATGAAATCATAAAAGGACCTACGACAGATTTCCGCAGTGATAGCGTCCGGATAATAGAGGGCACGGATCATCAACTCCTGCTTACTCATCAAATCAAAATTATCCGGTTTGATCGCTATTGCTTCCGCTGTTCCCATTACTCGCTTTCACCGCAAGGTGTTCTAACATAACAAGATCTTGTCTCGATAATCTAGAGAAATCAAGAGTAAAATCGGGAATCAGTCTCTCCCCACCTTTGCCTGTCACCTCAGTTCGATTAGGTACTTTCCCTTCGAGCCGATCCAGTAGAACAGAAGCCGCAGCCGGATTAGGAGCATACTTCTTAACAATATTCGTTAAGATAACATCCCCTTGATGTTGAGACACGTGAACTGCGTCGTGTTCATATCCTATTGCCGCCTGTTCCATCGCATCATAGACCCTAAGTCTGGATCTGGTCATTCGTCGCTTTCTAATCTCGAATGCCTCAGCCTCGATGTCAGTGAATTCATCTGGAGTGAAGTGTCGATATAATCCTCTCCTTTGAATCCCGCAGACCTCAGCAAATTGAGATCTATTAACGAACTCATTCTCAGGATTTGACAAGAAACTAATCAACTTTGCTTTGTGTTTTTCTTTAGCTGTCATTTAGATCTATGAGTCTAAACTGTGACTTCGTTAATTGGTTAACCTTTTCAAATTCAAGAAAAAATCATCTAATCAAAAAAGCCTCATTCGCAATCTTCAAACGCAGTTGTGGGAGGGAAACAGACTAATCTTACAACAACATAAAGATTCGATTCCCTCCCACAACAAATAATTAACCGCCTACGTATGATAGTTTCTAATCAATAAATCCGCAGCCCTCTTTCTCCGGTGAACCCGGTGTCCAGGGCGCATTTTAATCACATCCCTTCTAATCCGAGGTCTACGTTTCTCGATAACAAACGAAACATTTTGACGAAGTTACAAATCCTTGAACTGAGTAGGATTCCGGTCTACATAATCAATGTCTATTCCTGTGCTATAACACAGAGGACTCATAACCCGCCTTTCAGTTATTATGATATCACACACAGAACTAATTGTAAACCTTTTTCCGAGGAAATAGTTGGTGCAATCCCCTCAACATCTGCGAAATAACAACGAAGTTAAGTCCCTATAAATACGCGTAGAATCTAGAAATAGGAACCAAGTTCTCAATTCTGAAACCCAATTGATCTCGATGTTACACTATGTAACACAACTAAACTACTGTAATCATTACAAATAATTCATTAGTGTTACAGTATAGAGAATTGCAAGTGTAACACCCAAGTACTTGTAATCATTACAAATAACTTTCGTAGATACCTAATGTTACACCGTTACACCTGTTTTCCAGATCAGAAAAAACATTTTTCCGTCTCGCGCGCACGAATATGGTGTAACGGTGTAACATTCCTCCGTAACCATTTGAATTTATTTTATATTTTGGTGTTACCGCAGTGTTACAGTTTCGATGGGGTAGTGTAACAATGTAATAATATCAGTAGGTTGGATGTTACACCCAATCGGCCATGGCTGCCCGACCATGACCGATTGAGGTTTATAGGAGGAAAATATGAAATGCGATGATCCCATATTCTGTATATACCACATGAAATCATCCTGCGTATACCTTTATTTTCCCTGCAAGAATTATTTTTTCACAAAAATATTATTTTATGGTTTACATTAGGATTATCCTGTGGTATACTCAGGAGAACAACCAAGGAAAGGAGAGCATATGGAGAATATTGCTGATAGTTGGTTTACTACTGATCAAGCCGCCGAACACCTTAATATCACTCGCCCGCGCGTGAACCAATTGATACGCGAGGGCAAGTTACCGGCAGAAAGGATTGGCAGGGATTACTTCATCAGGAAAGAGGTTGTCCAAACCCATACTCTTTCTAGGCCGACTGGCCGACCCAAGAAGAGTCTGGAACCTGTCTTACCGAAACCAGAGGAACTTCGAAAGGATCCGCCAATATAGGATGCCGGCTAATCCTGACAAAATAGCCAGGATGTCTCACAAGGATGTGATGAAGGCTGCTACAAAGGAATTAGTCATGGAAGACTACAACGCAGCCATAGAAGCGGTTAAACAAAAACTGCGGCAGATCAGGGGAACCAAGAGAAAGAAGAAACGGCTAAAGTTAGAAGCTCAGTTACAGGAACTATTAACCACACCAATAGAAGGAGCCAGCCAATGAATTACAATGATCTAGTAAAAGACGCCGAAGAGGCCTTGGCAGCGGAAGACCGGGAAGTCGCCATTGCTCAGGTAAAGGAAAGAATCAGGGAAATCAGAGTGGCCAGAAAAACCCTTAGCCGTCTCGAGCGGGAAATGGAAGAATTCCTTTCGAAACCGGTCGAGGGAGCCAGCGACGGCATATAGGAGAGTTAGATGAATTTGGATCTTATGGAGCCCACCATTATCTCTGATGGAGAAACCATGACTCTGAGGTTGCCGGATGGAGCCACCTTTTCCTTCAAATTCATCTTGCAACAAATGGATCTGAGGTCTTCTCCGGAAATACCCATAATGATGGATGATCCGAGTGGTTGGAAATCCACAGTTCTTGCTCCTCACCGATCAGCGGCCCTGTCAATTGAGATAGTCCCTACTGGACCGATTCTATATTCAGAGGGTGATGAAGATCCCACACCGATCGATCAGTTTGAAGGTGTTTCGGTTCTGGATCTGTTCAAAGCAATCAATCGAAAACTGGATAAAAGATGAAATACGAATTCAAGACTGAGCCCTATACCTTTCAACGTGAAGCCCTGAGACGAGGATGGAACAAACCATTCTTCGGATATCTGATGGACCGGGGAACCGGGAAAACCAAAGTCACAATCGACAATGCCGGTATCCTCTTCACCCAAGACGCTGCCATTCAGGGAATGTTGATAATTGCTCCAAACGAAGTTCATAATCGCTGGGTTACTGAACAAATCCCATTGCATTTGCCTGATTATATAAAAAGGAATGCCCATGTCTGGGATAACAACAAAGCCAAGACCAAAAAGGGTAAGGCAGCATTGGAAACCCTGTTCGAACCATTCAATCCTGAGGATCCTATCTTACAGATCCTCTCAATGAATGTAGAAGCCTTCCAGACAGGCAATGCCAAAAACTTGGCTTATAACTTCTGCCGAGCACACCATGTCTTCTTAGTTGTGGATGAATCCACCAGAATCAAAACACCCAGCACGAAGAGAACTAAAGCTATTTTGAAGTTGACCAACATGGTTCCATATCGCCGAATTCTAACCGGGAATGATGTGACCCGGTCTCCGTTCGATGTGTTTTCTCAGTATCAGTTTCTTCATCACGACTTCTGGGGGAGTAAAAACTATTATTGGTTTCAGCAACGATATGCAGAATACGAGAAACAGTACGCTTCAGTAAAGAAAACCAAGAACAGAATCAAGTGTCCCGAATGCAATAAGATTATTAATCTGGCGGTTGGTAGGTATTATAACAAAGCCCGAGCAATTTGGCAACATTTTTACAAGTGTCCTGAATGCCAGATTCAACTCACCTGGACACCGATCAAAAATCGAAAGGCCGGCCGAATGCACTATTTTTTACACTTGGTTGGTAGTGATCGAAAGAGGGAGGTTTCAGATATAGCATTCATTCGAGAGCTTCGAGAAATCAACGAGAATCAAGGATTGCGGGAATACCCAAAGCTTCTATATTACAAGAATCTGGAAGAACTAAGAGCGAAGATTGCTCCCCACGTGTTTCGAATCCTGAAGAAAGATTGTATGGACTTGCCGGAGAAAATCTATGCTCCTATTTATTGCGAAATGAATCAGGAACAAAGAACAGCCTACGAGGAGCTGAGGGATAACTTGTACACAGAGTATGAAGGGGAAGAATTGACAGTCGCCAATAAGATATCTCTAATGGTTAGGTTCCGGCAGATAGTGGGTGGTTTCTTTCCCGATACAGATCCCCCAAAACTTCTCGGAAACTCAAACCCCAAAATGGATCGTCTGTTGTACGATCTGGAAGACATAGACGAGGAGGCCATTATTATTTGGTCTGTATTCACGGCCGAACTAAAATTCATCAGTAAAACTTTAAGGAAGAAATATCCCGATGAAACAACAGCCTTGTATTACGGAAATACTAAAAAGTCTGATCGTAAACAGATCATCGATGCTTTCCAGAAAGGACAGATTCGTTTTCTTGTTGCGAATCCTGCCACGGCTGGTACTGGACTTAATCTACAACGGTCTACTTTGCACTATTATTTTTCTGACTCCTTCCGACTCGAAGATAGATGGCAATCAGAAGATCGATCACATCGTCGAGGCCAAGTTAACCATGTTGTTTATAAGGACATTATTATCAAAGGAACCATTGACGATACGATCAGGAAGTCTCGAGAAACAAAAACAGAAATAGCGGACTTCTTCAGGGAATACAAGATTGAGGATTTGGTATAAGTGGATTATTCTGATTGTTCTGTTTGTGTGTTTGACCAAGCAGAGGAACAACTCAAACTCACCAAGAACATATGGAAGGAGGAATTAATCAAAACAGATCCAAACAACGAATACCTCGCCATGGCCATTACTATCGACGAAGGCAAAAGAGCAGTTATAATCAAACGCTACAAACTCTTCAACAAAAGGAGATCACTTTGAAACCAGAACAATTCCTCAAACTCATCAAAGTCTTGTGGACAATCTTATATCCAACCATCGAGAAACACGTCACCGACAGCAAAAACCCTTATGACAACCTCATACTAGACATCCTCGACAAAATCATCATGAAGGGCAACATCTAATGAAAACCAACAAATTCAGTCTATCCCACTACAAACTACTCATCGGCAACATGGGCAGGCTCATCCCGATCGCCTGCATCGAAGTACTCCCAGGCGACATCTTTCAACACCGAACCAACATTACGATCAGAATAGATTGCGATTGGAAATTACCATGGAAATAATCAAACTAGAACTGATCATATTAATTATGGTCTGGATATTGATTGGAGTTTATCTAGTATGGTATTTCCATTATATTTTACTTAGAAAGGAGACAAGTAATGAACGGCAGAAAAACGAAACAGCTCAGACATCAGATGAACATATCGCATCCTATACATGCACCTTGGCAATGGCGATTGAAGAAGAAACAAGCGACGAAGGAAAACAAACCATCGACAGTTCCTCAGACTGCGGCCAGAATTAGCAAGAAAAGGCATTCATGGGAGAGTCGACAAGATTTCAAAAAGCGACGAACAGTTTCGAACGATCGCCGACGAACCAGAGAAAAGGCTATTAGAATATTCGGGACTTTGATCGCTGCTATATTTTTGTTCATACTTGCAGGATGCGCCGGTTGGTCTATCAACGGGATTACCCTCCAGGAAATAGATGAAAGTTCTACTTCCAACCGACTGGTTATGCTTGCTGGAGTGGCCACTTCTTTCGGGACCCATTTCGCAGGTCACGCAGTCTATTATGAATTGAATAATATTGACTGGCGATTGGAAGGATTCTCTGAAATGATCCTGAACGAGGGTGAACTATCAGAATCTCAAAGAGAAAACTGCGGGCGGGCCGGCTTCATATCCCAATTGGCAATTGGGGTTCTCCTAAAGACATTTGCAAAAGATAACCCGTTTACTACTGGATATCTAGTGGGAACTACGATTGAGATCTGGGGATATCCCCTTACTGTGCGAACTGAGGGCGCCATAGATTGGATGAACAGTGAGAGTGAATGGGTAATATACAGCACTATTGCTGGTTTCTTACTAATCGACAAGGAGGCAAACGATGCCACTTGGTGCCCGCTAGAGGATGCAGACGATGGCGAAGATACTTAAAATTGACCGATGTGTTGATTGTTCGTACTATTTCTCTGGCAAGGCTAATATCGATAATGTTTGGATTACCCTTACACGATTATGGCAATGCCACCATCCCGCCATCGGCAATAGAGACACCGTCGAACCGCATAGGATGATACAAGAATGGTGTCCGCTAGAGGATGCCCCGGAGGAAATGGAAGAAGAGAAACAGAACCCTACGAAAATTCGAGATAAAAATGAAATCAACAATCCTTTGTGAAGCCGGCGAAGACCTTGAAAAAAGGGATGGTATTATGGAAGAGGTTGTACAATCGCATATGTTCAGTAAGGTAGTTCGTTGTAGGGAGAAAAGGGCCGAGGGAAGAAAACCTCGATCGGGTCGATTTTATGGTTTAGTTCGAATTGGGGATCTGGATTGGGCTATTGTCAAATGGAACAAAGACCAAGCTCCTTCTCTCCAGGTTTCCGATCAAATCAGAATCGAGGTTCAGCGCTGGGAAGACCCGCCGATCGTTATTCCCGAGAATACAGACCGGTTCGCCAGTGTAGAAGATGTAGACCTAACCATGGGGGATGTTCAGGAAGAATTTGTGCCGGGCGTTCCTTGTGAATCGGCTTAAGGGGGAACCATTTATATTGGTAGAAATTAGCTTAGATTAAGGAGGGAATTATGAGAATCGTACATCCTGATTTTGAAATCCTTGCGATTTATGGAGGTCCCAAAACAATTGAGGCTGCGGGAAGAACCTGCTATAAATCTGAGGACAAAATCACCAGCGACTCTGCCAAGAAATTCGTTGCGATGATCAGGGATCGGGGACACCACTCAGTTCTCGAACATTCTTTGTTGTCTGTTAAGATCATATGCGACCGAGGAGTTACCCATGAAATTGTTAGACATAGATTGGCTGCGTATTCTCAGGAATCGACCCGATATGTCAACTATAAAGGAGGCTGCACATTTGTTGCACCGCCCTGGACTGGGTTTCTACAAGGAGAATATCGATTAGAATCAGGACTAACTTATCGACGAGAAGAAGGTGCTAAAATACATATGGACATAAGAGATAGTCCGGCTGATGTTTGGCTATGGCATATGTTTGTCTGCGAGAACAATTACAAATTACTGATCGAACAGGGGTGGTCTCCTCAGGAAGCAAGGTCGGTTCTTCCAAATTCCACCAAAACAGAAATTGTTGTAACAGCGAACTTCAGGGAATGGCGACATATATTCACTCTGCGTTGTAGTTCTGACGCTCATCCCCAAATGCGAGAGGTTATGTATCCCATCCTCACTGAGGTACAACGAAAAGTACCCGTGATCTTCGACGATTTGATCTGGTTTCGTGAAAAAAGGTTTACAGGATAATCTTTTTGTGATATACTAAAATGATGCTGAAAAAGGAGACCGCCAGTGCCAAAGAAAAAGAAACCTACCGAAGATATTTTTGCCGAGATGGAAGACGAGCAGAAGAAGTCTGTTACCGAGGCCGATCTAGCCACACTTTCTGATCTGGCAAAACAACAAAAAACCCTGGAAGAAGAGGCTGATGAATCCCAAGCAAGAAAGATCTATGATATGTTGGTCAAGCGGGGGATATCTTTAGCGACAATCGATCAAGCCCGCTCCTTACTGAATACTGATTACCAGAACATTCGGAATAACCAGTTGCCAGAGAAGATGGAAGAACTGGGATTCGCCAGTTTCGAATTGAAAGACGGTGGATCGATCCGTGTAAAAGAAGGAATCTCTGTTAGCGTTTTGGACAAACCCAAACTGATCAACACAATAATTCAACGGGGATATCAGGACGCAGTGAAGAACCAGGTCGTTGTGAAATTCCCAATGGAAGGCAGAAAGTCAGCCCGGAACTTTGTTAAATATGTAACCAGATACTATAAGGACAGGGATAAATGTGAAATGGTTGAATCTGAAGATATCCATTCCGCAACCCTGAAGAAATTGATGAAGACATTCAAGGAAGAGGGTAAAAGTTACCCTGATTCTGTGAGTGTGTTCGAATACAAGTTCACCAAAATCACATAAGGAGGGAAACTAATGACAAAAAAAGCAACATCTGGCAAGAGCGTAGTAAAATCAAACAAAGATGAAATTGCTCTGTTGGAACAGATGAACGGGTATGGTCAAACGGGTTTCGAGGATACGTCCAGTGACTCGTTTGCTATTCCGTTCATTCGAATACTTCAGGCAAACTCGCCGCAACTCCTGGAAGACGATGATTCTTACATCGAGAAAGCAAAGCCGGGGATGTTCTTCAATACCCTCACAGGGGATCTATATGGAAAGACCCTGAGTGTGATCAACATTCACTTTACAAGAGATTTCATCGAATGGCGACCGAACCGCGGCGGATTCGTTATGTCCCACGGCGATGATGAATCGATTAGGCGGCGGGTTGTTGAGGTCGAAGACAACGGGAATCAGGTTCTTGACAATGGCAATATTCTTCAGGAATCCCGTAACCATTTTCTTTTACTTCCCGATCACATGGAAGATGGGCCCATGATATTCGCCCTTACGAGCACCGGAATTCGTCACTCAAAACGTTGGATGTCGATGATGAGACGAATCAAGAATCCTCAGGGAAAAGTCAATAACCCAATCTTCATGGGAGTCTGGGAAATAACGACTGCCCTGAACGAGAATGAGGAGGGTAAGTGGTATCAGATCGGAACAAGATCCGCTGGCAAATACGAATTTGATAGAATCATCAATGCAGAAGAATTCGAGGTCGTAAAAATGGCTCGGGATCTGATTCTATCCGGCCGTGCCAAGGTCGATTATGAATCAGGAATGGAGGGAGGAAAAGCCGAAGGTAGCGAAGACGACGTCCCGTTCTAATGCTGAATCTGATTTGATCTTCAATTAAATTGAGCGGGATTGTTATGAAGTTTTCTTCGCTATTCAAAGGCAGGGATGACGCCTATGGTGTTTACCTGATTGAGAAAGGGTCGAAGAAGAAGGTTCAGGGACGAGCCTTTACAAAAACCGAGCCCTTGACCGAACAGCATTATAAGGATCACTTATCAGGGAAAACAGGTCTAGGCGTCATCCCTATCATGTCTGATAATACATGTTTGTGGGGAGCAATAGATGTAGACGATTACAAAGCTCCCCTGGAAACTCTCAGTAAACAAGTGGAGGGGATGGAACTTCCGCTTGTTTTGTGTCGCAGCAAATCCGGAGGAGCACACCTTTATTTGTTCCTGAAAAACCCAATTCCCGCTGTTTTACTTAGAGATAAACTGTTTGAGTTTGCCGCGGCAATTGGGTATCCCAATTCTGAATTGTTCCCGAAACAGGTTGAGTTTGAATCAGATGATGAAGTTGGCAATTGGATTAATCTGCCATACTTCGATGAGGAACGAACAACTCGTTATGCTTTGAAAGATGGAAAACCTTTAGATCTAAAACAGTTTTTGAAGTATGCCGGGCAAAAGGTAGTCACTGAAGAAGATTTGAAGAACTTTGAATTAAAGCTGGTTGATGGATTAGAAGATGCTCCTCCGTGTTTACAATACTTGGCAACGATTGGGATTACGGCAGGGCAAAAGGATTCTTGCCTATTCAATTTCGCTGTATATTGCAAGCTGAAGGACAAAGATAATTGGGAAAAGAATCTTGAAACAATCAACCAGACTTATGTTAAGCCGCCGGCGAGGGCTGAGACAATATTAAAGGTTGTCAAGCCACACAGGAAGAAATCTTATTTCTATACGTGTGAACAGTCCCCGCTTAAGGATTATTGTAATCGAGAGTTGTGTTTAGCACGTCTATTTGGGATTGGTCAATCTGACAAAGAACCAAAGATAAAGTTAGGGCTCCTACGGAAAGTGGAAACCGAACCGCCGGTTTGGTATTTGGAAGTTGAAGGAACTGAATTGGAATTCCAGACAAAGGATTTGCTGGATCAGTTTAGATTTCGAAGGATTTGTTTTGAACGGATTCACCTTATTCCACCGACCCTGAAACCGGTCACATGGGATCGAATGCTTCAAGAACGATTAGATAAAGTGGAACGAATCGAGGCTCCAGAGGATGCTGGTCCTGAGGGACAGTTTAGGTTTCATTTGCAAAATTTTTGTACGATTGGGGTATCTGATGAAAAGGACGGATTACTTCGTGGACGACCCTGGACTGATGAAGAGAACAACTTAACTCATTTCGTTTCTGGTGATTTAATTAGATATTTGAACAGTAAGAAATTTTATCAATTTCCTGTTCACGAGGTCTATGCTAACATCAGAAAACTAGAAGGTAAGAATAAAGTCCTGCGGATTAAAGGGAAAACGATTCGAGTCTGGTCGGTCCCGATATTCGAAAAACAAACCGAGGAGTTTGACTTGCCAGATATGGAGGACCCATTCTAATGGAATATGTCGTTGGATTTGCGTTCAGTAAGAATCGAAAGAATGTTCTTTTGATATGTAAGAATCGTCCTGAATGGCAGAAGGGTTGCTTGAATGGGATTGGTGGAAAAGTCGAAGACGACCCAACTTTTCTTGCAGCAATGAACCGGGAGTGTTTGGAAGAAACAGGATTAATTCTGAATTGGCAACAAAAGGGAATAATGAAAGGTCGGAATGATGATGGAAAACATTTTGTCTGTCATATCTTCTATGCCTATTCAGATGATATTTACAAATATCAACAAAAGGAAGACGAAGAATTAGAAATATGGTCGGTTCATGATTTTCTTGAATCAGTTGCTCAACGTGTAACTAATTTGAACTGGCTTATTCCCTTTGGGATACACGAAGAGAACCGGGTATTCATGGAACTGGATTATGGGCTCTCGAATCGTTACTACGAATGATTGTCCCGTCAACTGTCCCCATCTGTATATAGCAAACGGGGCTAACTATTCGGGCTGTGAACTAACCATCCGACCCATGGGAGTTCTAATTGAGGAAATAGGAGGGATAGTAAAAATGAACGATTACGATCCATTTCACAGTGGCAACCAGGAATGGGTAGAACTGGA